ACTGAAGGCTGACAGTGAGCCGGAACAGATAGACAAGGCACTCAAGCAACATCCTGCGTGGTCGTTCTTGTCGTTCATTCCGTTTATTGACAAGCATTCAATAGGCAACATACTGGCGGAAATCGGTGACCCTCGAAGATTTGTGCATCCGTTCAAACCTAATCGATTAAGCCGTCTGTATGCTTACATGGGTGTCAACTACTCGAACGGTAAACGGTTCTTTGAAGACGAAACTCCCGGCATGAATTTTGATCGTGCGTTATCAGTGTTTAACGCGTGGCACAATGAAAAGGCATGTGAGTATTACAAACAGCAGAAACCCTCAAGGCCAGAAGATTTTTTGTGGCGCATCTTCATGACAAATTCTGATCCAGCCATTAGTTTGACAAAGGTTTCTAAGAAGTTGCTGGATTACATTTACTTGCTGTGGCGGGCTAAATTAACAACTCATCAAGAAGTTAAGTTCATGCCGTCCATGTTCTTCAAACGGGAAGATGAGCTTAAAGCGTTTTACAAGCACATAGGATTAACCACAAATTAGGAGGGCGGCACATTGCTGCCTTGAAAGGAGCAGTCGATGCCGCAGTCTGCAATAGAACTGATTCGTTACGGCAACCGTCTGATTGTCAATTCGCAAGAGTCTCATGTTTTTGATCTTCTCAGGCGCGTGTTGACTTGTATTGAAGTCAAACCGTTGTATGGCGCAGCCCGTGTAAAAGCCAAACGGGAAAACAAGTCTTTGATGATGACGGTACCGATTGACATGTTTACCCGGGATGTAAAAAACCGGTTGGTGACAACGTTTGGTTTTTACAAGCGTGTCACCAAGCAATTGAAAGCGCACGGGTATTCAGTCAAGTACAAAAACTTAACTGAATACCCCCGCCCTGACGCGTTCATAGCGGACTGGGATAGGCTTAACAGTTTGAACTTTGAGCTGAGGTACCGGCAAGACGAGGCACTTCAAGTTATTGAGAAGTACATCAACGGGCGGATCGACTGTCCCCCCGGTTGGGGTAAATCGTTTGTCATTGGGTGTGCGGCGATTCTCTTCCCGCACGCTAAGATCGTGGTGTCTACCAAGTCTGTTGATGTCATGACACAACGCCTGTATCCAGAATTGGCGCAGATGATTCCTGAAGTTGGTTTGGTTGGTGGGGGTCGTAAGGTTCCCGGGCACAGAATTTTTTGTGTCACGGCAGACAGTCTGCATCACGCTCCCGCAGATGCGGACTACGTGTTTTACGACGAATGCCACGAAGCGCCTGTGGATTCAATCTCTGCCAAACTAGCGCGATTCACGCATGCGCATATGTGGGGATTCTCGGCGTCCCACGATATGCGTATCGACGGTAAGGACGTTATCTGCGAAGGCTTGTTTGGTCCAGTAAGGTTAAGAGTTAGTTACGACGAAGCGGTACAGAACGAAATGGTAGTGCCGCTTGTGGTGCAGTGGAACAACGTCATGGCGGACTACGATCCTGTAGCAGGCATTGACGATCCAATCGAACGTAAACGGTTGGGCATCTGGCAGAACGAAACGCGTAACCGTGTCATAGCTGAAGATGCTAGATCTTATGACGCTAGTGTGCAGACACTGATTACAGTTGAGACAATTGAACACGCGTTGCATTTGAAACGGCTGTTACCTGAGTTCACGCTGGTGTATCGCGAGATGGGGATTGATGAAAACGACCAACGGTATTTTGACAAACGCGGATTGTTGCCGCCTGACTTTGAAGTAGTGACAGCCAGCAAACGACAAGAATTGACACAAGCCTTTGAGCAGGGCGAACTTAAGAAAGTTATTGTAACCACGGTATGGAATCGGGGCGTAAACTTTCGTAAATTGCAGGTGCTGATCCGTGGTGACGGCGGCGCTTCTCCGATTAATGACGTGCAGATACCGGGCCGAACATCCCGACTCCATCACGACAAGTCGTATGGCATCGTGCACGATTACAAGGACCAGTTCAACAGTCGATTTGCCAAGCGTGCGGACAAGCGAGCGATATCCTATTCACAGATGGGATGGGAGCAGTTAGCCCCGACGCAGCGATCCCGATTGTTGGAATATCTGTCTGGAGAGATCAATGACAAATAATGCCATTGATGATCTGGCCAAGACTGTGCGTGCCGCGTACAGTCTGACTCGTAGCCTGTATGAAACGGCCAAGGCGGGACATCCGGTGGTGTACGTCATTCCCAAGCTGTACGACGGTAAGCAGGGAGTAGAAACCGATGACGGCGTTTGTCTAGAGAAGGACATACCGCCGTTGTGGCCTAAGCTGGCTAAGAAATTTGTGACTTTGGAAATTGATCCAGAGGCGTACATTTCTATACAGTTTGACGCCCGGGATATTACGCACCGACCACCTGAGCCTAATCATCTGTTTTCGGAACAATGCCTGAAGCACTGGGAAAAGTTTAAACACGCTAAAGGCGATGAGATCCGCACGTTGTTGGATGTGAACAAAAACGTGTTTGAACAGAATGTTTCGTACTTAGAACACCAAGGTATCAAAAAACTAGATGCTGTTATACAAAGCTTACTTGATTTTAATCTGAGCATTTCAATTTTGTTCCGGTACTGTTATGCGTATCGGGCATTTATGGCAACGCGGATGGTCGAGTTTAAGGAAATCGCCAAGGCGTTTAAACACAAGGCTGCTGTTCAGTTTCATTTTTTCAAGAATGAATACACGGCGCACTGGACGCATTTGTTACCGGAAACGTTCGTGAAGAGCGCTCCGGAATTGTATAAGCAGTTTTACGCTTTGCGACAAGGAGCTCGTTGTGGAACAGCTAGTTAATGAAAACGACGCCCCGACGGAAAAAGAAAAGATACGTGCGTTGCGGGTGTTCATTTGCAACATCAACGTGCAGAAATTTGTACGGGAAGTATTCCGTCCAGACCTGATTGGACAGGAAAACCCAGCGTACGCGGAAGTGATCCAGTTGATTTGCTGGTTTGCGGACAAGTACGACAGGCTCCCGCTCCACGAAGAAATCTGTGGAATCATTGAACGGCGCAGAGAACGGTACGGCGATTACGTTGCACCGGATGTATTCGACGAAGTCTATGAGCTTGTTGCGTTTGTGAAAACACCGAACCAACGCAGTGAACGGTACGCCGCAGATAGATTACTGCAAGACATGGCCATTTCGATTATTAAACGCTGGTCGATGCATCTGGCTACGGTGAATTTGACCTCGTCGTTGTTTAGCGAACTTCAAGGCGGCAGCAAGAATATTGATCGTGTTAACACGTTGGTTAAATCGTTTGAAACAACCAAGACACGGCTGGAAGGTTTGGATTCTCCGCTGATCGACGAGTTGTTCTTTGATGGTCTTGGTGTGCCGCCGGATGTGACATACGTTCCCACAGGTGTATCTGTCATAGATAAGCATGTTGGGGGTGGATTGCTGGGTGGCGAGATGCTTTTGTTCATGGGACCGTTCGGCTCCTGTAAGACAACCTTTGCAGTCATGGCAGCATGCAATATGGCAAAGGCGTGTCAGCGCATCTTTACAGCGCAGCAGGGACCATTCTTGACACACCCGGACGGTACCGCAGTGCAGAAATGTCCTGTGGTTTTCTACGTATCGACAGAAGCAACACGCAACGAGTTTCAGCAAAGATGTTTGACGTTTCTGGCTGAGGTACCGCGTGAACGCATTCTTGAATCACGCGGGGACTTAAATTTCTTCAGTGATTCTGACGTGCCGACACAACAGTATGAGCACGAGATTGAAGCGCAGAAACGAGACGCACTACGGCAGCACAATTTGAATCCGGATATCTTCGGATGCAGTATGCGCTACGTCAGTGAACGGCAGAGGATTAACACAGCGATCGAACTATTGCGCAAGCATTTGTTGTTTGTGGAGTTCATGGATTCCAACCCCAAGTTTAAGCAGTACGGCAAGAACGGGGTGGCGGATATCCAGACGATCATGGATAACCACATGCGAATGAATGCCGAGTTGTATCCGTACGCGTTTGTATTGGATCACGTATCGGCGTTGGCAAATCGTATCTGCGAGAAGAAAGACTCGTTTGACAACATGCATCTTGTCATCAACACGGTAGGTCGGTCTCTAAGCGAGAAGATTGCCAAGACCTACAACATCCCGGCGTTGGTCATGCATCAGTTGTCCGGTAAGGCTAACAAGATGGCTCGCAACATCGCAACGCAGATTGACCACACAGACGGTTCGCAGAGTGCCAGCATTGGTGAGTTTGCGGATGTGGCTGTGACTACGACGCGTCCTAGCGGTCAAGAACAGATCGTCAAGTTTGCGTTCACTAAGGTTCGACGTGGTGCGCCGGTGATGCAGAATCCTCTGGTGAAAGTTGATGGTAAGTTTAGTCGTCTGATCGATTATTCTGACAAGTTGGTTTTGGATGGAGACATGGTGATCTCCAAGAGTGATACCCGTACCGTACCTCCACCTACGGAAGTACGCCGCTCATCGCCGGCAGTGGCGACGCAGGGCGCAGCTGGCTAATGCTTAATTTCCCATTACACAAGCGGCTGGAAACCCTTTTTGGCAGAGTTCGGGTTTCCAGCGCTGGTCAACAATTTGATGCTGACACCATGATGGTGGCTGGCAAGCGTCGTTTGAATTTCAGGAGTAAGGGTGAGTACTATCAGGTATGCTGCCCATTCTGTACGGATTCTCGGTTCCGCCTGTACATCTCGTACATGTTTGGGCAGAACGGTTCTGACGGTAAACCGATGAGGTTTTTGGCACATTGCTTCAACGAGAATTGCTTGAGTAATCCCCAGTATTATGCCGAGTTCGTGGACAAGCTGGAATCACCCTTGTTGATTCCGTTGAGCGAGGTGCAGGTAAAACCCGGACGCAGAATAGCCGAAAGCGACACGATTGCTGTGTGGCCGGGCGAATGTGTTCCCTTGCTGACATTGCCTCAAGAGCATGCAGCAATCCAATATGTGCAGGCGCGTGGGTATGATCCTGCGCGCCTGCAACGCGTTTACGATGTGCGGTATTGTCTGGCCAGTCGTTACAGTCTGGCCAGAGACCGCTTGGTGATTCCTGTTTACCAGAACAAAGTATTGAAAGGATGGCAGGCCCGGTATGTTGGTGAACTGGACTGGAAGACGCAGAAGAACTTACCTCCAAAGTATTTCACGATGCCGGGGATGTCGAAAAGCACAGTCGTGTACAACCTTGACAGGTCTAGGTTGTTCGACGCTTGTGTCATCACGGAAGGCGTTGTTGACGTATGGGGTTTTGGTGATGGTGCTGTATGCACTTTCGGCCATTCCATAAGCGACAGGCAATTGGAATTAATTACAGCGGCGTTCAGGCGTCCAGCACGACCGATTGTGTTACTGTTCGATCCTGAAGCGTATGCCGAGAAGCATGTGCAGAACTTGCTGCACAATCCTCGTTTGCTTGCGCACTCTGGCGGGTTTGTTCACGTCAAGTTGCCAGAAGGTACGGATCCCGGGTCTACAAACCGTAGGGTCTTGCGCAAGTATGTTAAAGAACAAGCAGCGTTACAGGGCGTTACCGTGACGTTCAATCGGAGGATATGTGATGCGGAACATTCATAAGGGTGATCTGTTTGATTCGCCCGACGATACGCCGCAGCCCAAGAAAATCAGGCGGCGTTTGCTGGATCCCACTGCTGACGATGCGCGCCTTAAACGGCGTGTCATCGGCAGTCGTATTAACAAGCATGGTTGCTGGGCGTACAACGCGCCCGGCATGCCGCCGCCCGGTCCTAACTTCTTGCTGCACGCAACGCATCTGGATGGGCACGATGCAACGATTCTGCCTAAGAAGAACTCAAAGAAAAAGTCGGAGCAGCAATATATCCCTGCTGCGACGCTGTTGAAGTTGTACACGCGGGCGTTGCGTGAACGTGGGTTTACTTTGCCTGTAGTAGTTCGTCCGGGGTATTCAGAACCTGTGAATTTTGTGCCGGGGCATCTGTGGGGACGGTACGCCGGCAACATTAGTTTTGCATTGGAGAATCTGTCAGGGGCATTCAATTTCTCACTTGGGCCTGTGCCTACTGACGTGATGGTAATAGGCAAAGTACCGTGGAAGGAAGAGGCAAGGGTCTATGCCAACTTCGTGGGACCGGCAGGACAAGCCCTCAAAGATGCGTTGCAGACGGTAGGGATTACTAATTACGACAAGTGGTATGTCACGAACGTTATCAAGTTTTTGTTGCCGGCCAATGCTGCGACAATCAAGGCGGCATGGCTAGCGGATTGCTTACCGCTGTTGCATCAGGAATTGCGTATCGTGCAGCCCAAGTACATCTTGTGCTTGGGAGCGGATGCACTGAAAGCGTTGTTTGGTAAGAATGCCAAAGTATCTGAATCGGAAGGGCAAGTGCTTACGTACAGGTTTCCGATTCACACGGCAGAAGACCAGCCTGAAGAATTCCACGAGTGTTCAGTGTTGGTCTCGATCCACCCAAGCGAAGTGACAAGAGATCCTGTCAAAGCTCGGCAGTTTGAGCGCAATCTGACTCGGTTCAAGATGTTGATTTCAGGAGCGACGCTAGACAACACCGAAGTAGACGTTGATCACCGGGCTGTCAGGACATTGGAAGAAGTAGAAGACTGGATTGCGGAAGTTAATTATGAGTTTACGCAGTTGCCTTTGAAGGACAGGTTGATTGCTTGGGATGCTGAATGGCATGGTGCAAGTCCCCGTAAACCCGGTGGCTACATGCGTACGCTTCAGGCGTCGTGGGGACATAAGAAGGCGATATGCTTTGTCTTGACGGAACCGGGAGGCAACCCGTGTTTCGTCAATGCGGCTGGTGAGAATGCCGTTCCTGCGTTGATGGAATTGTTGCAGACATTCATGCAAGACAAGAGAGCGGTGGGACACTTCCTCAATGCTGACTTGGAATGGTTGAGGATGTACAACTTTGATCCGATACGGGATTGCCCTGTATTGGTAGAAAGTCCTGATCCGGCGATTGAAGCCTATAAGTACTTACAGCAGGGTCACGGTTGGCTCGACACAGGAATGATGGCACACGCTGTCGAGGAAACCGCACAGTTGGGTTTGGAAGTATTGAGCACGCGTTACACGACGGCACCTCGGTATGACTTGCCTTTGGAGAAATGGAAACGAGACGAGAAGAAGCGACTGGGACAAGCCATCTACGGCTACGGTGATGTTCCCGATGAAATCCTGATTCCCTACGCCAACTACGATGCCGATGTAACGCGACGTATCTGTATAGAGTTGTTGAAGTATGTCTCGTACGACTATTGCGGAAACGATTGTTGGGAAGCTCTGTGGGAATCGATGCTGACGTTGCCTGTCATCTACGACATGCACAGCAACGGTATCTTGATTGACAGAGACAGAATCGACACGTTGACGTTTGCGTTCATGGAGACACGTTCGGAGAAAGAAGAGCAGCTCAAGAACTGGGCGAACTGGCCGGACTTCAACGGCAGGTCAACGCAGCACGTCAAGGAGTTTCTGTTCGGTGAGACGTTAAACGGACGTACGGATGCTGACGGTAAGCCTGTGCGGTTACGTCCTGAAGAAGGCCGCAGTTTGTATCTGGAGCCGTTGCTTGACACCAGCAAGCCTCCACGCAGATGGCATGAACTGAAGCAGAAGAATTTGACTAAGTCAGCGTCACCCGGCACGTCCAAAATGATTCTGTCAATTCTGGCGCAAGACAATCCAGCGCAGATGGATCAGATCAATTTGTTGCGGGATCAGAGGTTTTTGGATCAGGTGCTCAAATCTATATTGAGGCCACCGTGTCAACAAGAGTCCGGAGAGTACGAGGATGAAGACGGCAATCTGACCTACGACGGCGGACTTGCTGAATTCATTGATCCTGACGGTCGTGCGCGTACCAATCTGTTTCCTACAACAGAAACTGGGCGTTGGAGATCAGCACGGCCTAATTTGCAGAACGTCAGTAAATCACGAGATCCTGACTATTTCCGTATGCTTGGGGATCGCTACAAGCACAAGTTGCGTTCCATCTTAAAAGCAACGGACGGGTATGCCTTTGTGGAGTTTGACTACAAGGGCGCAGAATTGTTTGGCATGGCGGTAATGGCCGACGATGCGACTATGATTTCGCATGCAACACGTGCGCTGCATCCTGACGAGGGATATAATGCAGAAGGCAATCTTGTGAAGGGCGGAAAACACCCGCATCCGGACTATTACGACATTCACTCGAATGTAGCCAAACTTGCTTTCAGGTTGGATTGTGCGCCAACAAAGGCAGGACTTAAAAGCCTCGGCAAGGCGCACTTCAGAACCTTGGCCAAGAATGTGATCTTCGGCATTGCCTATGGTCGTGGTGCAAAAGCAATTGCGCTTCAGGCCAAGGAGCAAGGTGTCGAGGTTACTGTAGACGAAGCACAGCAAGTGATTGACACGATCTTCCAGATGTATGGAGGATTGAGGCCTTTCTTCGATTCCGCGCGGGATCGGGCTGAAAATCATCGCTGGCTGACTTCATGTTTTGGGAGGTATCGCCGGTTCGCCCACACGTCTGATGAAAAGATCCTTGGCGAGTTTCAACGACAAGCGCAGAACTTTCCTATTCAGAGCATGGTGGCTTCGTGTGTAAATCGTGGTTTGGCGTGGATGCGTAAAATCATCTACGACAACGAGTTACAAAACGAAATTAAAATGCTGCTGCAAATTCACGATGCGGCGTTGCTTGAAGTTCGTTACGATTTGATCGAATACGTTGTGGACGAGCTTATTCCCTATGCAATGCAGGAGTGTGTGCCAATTTATCCCAGTGGTTTGGACGGTAGTCCTCGACCCGGTGGTCCGTATCGCTTAGGCGTGGACATCGTGGTTGAAAAGTACTGGGGTGAACCATACAGTCTTGAAGATTGCACGCGGCTGGGGATACCTGAGAGATTTGCAAAGTAACTAAGGTGAGGTAGACATGTCTGATAAATGGCAGAGACCGAGCTACGATTCACGGGCACACGGTAGCAATGACAAGCGCAGCAGCGCACCGCCTGACGATAAGACACTGGATCCACGTTGTTCCCTCCCGTTCCAGCTAATCCGTCCGAACTACACCAAGGGACCGTTGCTGTTCCGTCCGGTGCCGGGCAGAGATTACGACAACCCCAACAATCTGACGGGTGGTCGTGAGAGTGCTGCGCAGCGGCATTACTCGCACTTCATGTTTCCCGTGCCTGCGGCTAAGTATTTCGGTGGAGATGATCGCGATAAGTACACGATCTTGTTGCATCAGCCCGGAGACGAGGCATCACGCCGTAACGAGCCGTATACCAATTTCTATTGGTCTTGTTTCCGTGCGCACAAGGAAGGTGTGTTTGCCGGCGGCCGTTCGTGGGATGCTCGTTGGAATCAACTGATGGTTGGTTCTGCGGGCAAGGGTGCGTCAATCACGCGACCCACTACCCTGAACTTCATGCAGGGTTTTGTGTATGCCAACGGCGATGTCGAGCATATCGGCAATGGTCGTGAGCATGCACTGGGTGAAGCCCCCGGTGAAGCAATGTGCGTGATCCAGCTACCTGCTTCGGCAAATAGCTTGTTCAACATATTCGACACGCCAGCGGATTCGTTCGATGGAAATCCAGATGTGGATTACAACGCACCGTATCTTTACGGAGATCCTGTCGGTACGTTTGATCCCGACACCCGCACCGTTGCGGGTGGTTATTTCGTGTGTGCGTTCAACCCGAAGGTAACTAAGCTTCAGGCACGGAACGCTGTTAATCCAAAGAGCCAGTGGTTGTCTATGTCGTGGTCAGGCACCATCGACCCAAAGAAACCAACGGGCTACGAGTTTGCGATTAGTCGAGTGCTCGGTATAGGCGGACAGAAATTTAAACCATCTCTGTCTACAGAGCAGGTTGAACGTGTTGTTAAATCGTCATTCTTCTGGACTCCCTCTGGCGTGAATGCAGGCATCTTGCACTTCCCGTCTAACGAAGAAAAGTGTGTGATCATTGCACAGGCGTTTCGCTCTATTCCTAAGTTGGTGGAGTGGGCGTGGTTTGATCGGTCCGAGTATATGACCGCAGACGTTCGCAAGATCTTGGGTAATGCCAAGAGTAGTGTGCCTGCGGCGGAAGAAGCACCTCGTCCCAAGAAAGCTGCAATAATTCAGGACGTTGAAGACGACGATGATTTCTCGCCGCCTGTCAGCAAGAAACCCGCAGCACCTGTGCGTCCTGCAAACAATCAAACGTTTACAGACGACGATGACGATTTGGATCTGCCTGTTTTAAAGAAGGTTGCAGCGCCAGTTGTGGATGATGACGATGAGGACGACGCTGTCGTACCGACTCCGATCCGGCCACCAGTGCTTGATGACGATGAAGACGATGCAGAGTTGTCGGTGCCGACAAAGGCTGCACCTGTCGATGAAGATGATTTGGAAGAAGGCGAAGCTGACGACGCCGACGAGTTTGAAGAAGACGGCGACGACGATGACGATATGCCGCCGCCACCAAAGTCCGCGCGCAACGCTCCTCCTAAGAGCCCAGCGCCAAAGCCTCGTAAGAAGTAAGAATCCGGTTGTTTCGTGGGCACCGCAATTTCGGTTGCGGTGCCCCTCTGGGGGACTCTATGCAATTGCCACCGCTGGATGATGACGAAGAGATGACGGGAGTAACTCCTGTTACGGAAGACACGGAAGTTAAACCTAAGAAGAAAGGGCGTAAGCCCAAGGTCGAAGAGATTGAAGAAGAACCTGAATTTACGGCTCCAGACATGCCAGACGATGATCTGTTGCCTGCGCAATTGATCAACACCGACATAGACAAGGGTAAGAGCAAGATTCGACCTGACCAGCAATGGAAGTTCATGACGGCGTTGGTTGAAGAAGCCCGCAAAACCACACCGGCCAATTACTTCATCGGTTCGGAATCCCGAGAGTTGATGGTTGGTATTCCGACACCGTCGTTGCCAATGGAGTATCTGTTGGGTTTGGATGCGTTGCCGTTGGGTTTGATGTACCAGTTGGTGGCTGAGACGGGTGTGGGCAAGTCTGCGATGCTGGCAGAGTTTGCTCGGTGGTTCATGAGTTTCGGCGGGGGATTCTGGCTGGTCGAGACCGAGACTAAGTTTAACCCTGATTGGTACGAATCAATTATGGGTAAACAGATGTTTGGGATGACGCAGCTTTTACGTGCAGGCTCGTTGGAAGAATGGCAGCGTAACCTTACCGACGCCATCAAGATCACCAAGAGGTCTGCCGACTCTCAGGGTTTTGGCCGCAAGATCCCGTTCTTGTTCGGAGTCGATTCTGTGTCGGGTAAAGCTTCTGAAACCGAACAGGAAAAGATACTTGGCAAGATTGGTAAGGATGGTTTGAGGGGTAAAGGTATTGGTAACGCAGCACGTGGTTTTGCCACAGAAGCGTTGGTTAATACCAAGTTCATCAAAGCCATCCCGCAGGAGTTTGACGGGTGGCCGTTCTCGCTGGTGACCGTCAATCAGTTGAAGACCGGTATGGACGAACGAGGATTGCCAACTCGTTCAATCGGTGGGGGCAAGCAGTTAGGGTTTCAGGAATCCGTTGAGCTTCAGTTGTCCAAAGCCAAGGGACCGAAGCACAAGATCGTGTCGTCTAAGTTTGTTGGTTACGAGGTGAACGTTGAAACGTTCAAGAACTCGTACAGCGAAGGCGTCAAAAAGATTGCGACAAGATTGTTGTGGCGGCACAACAATGTTGAAGAAGTCATTGACGGTGACATGGAGATGGCACCAGCGCGTCAACATACGATCTGGGATTGGAACTGGTCTCTTGTTTGGTTGCTGGATTACATTCTGAATCAAGGAGGTCACAGTTACTTTAAGCCACGATTGGAGGCATTGGGCATTCACGTAACATGCCCAACGCGTGCGGATGTGGAGAATAAAGCATGGTCCAAGACGTTGGGCATGAGCGGTAAGGACGCCGTGTCATGGAGTCGTCTGGGAGCGATGCTTCACGCCAATCCCGAGATAGTTAAAAAGATCAGGAAAGGTTTGTGTATTGCGCACATCCCGACACTGACGGGGGATTACGCAAACCATTTGGAGCGATTGATCAACCGTGCCAAGTGATGACGACGATGATTTGTTTGAAGCACGTGTGGATCCTGAATTGATCCAGCGGCAGCAAGAAATGCTGGCGGGATTATCCCGGCAGCCCTCGTATTACGAAGGATACGAAGAGACACGGGTGCGGTTTTTGTTGAAGTTTTTTCTACCTAGAGCCGCAAGCAAACTGGAACAAGAGCTTCGAGCCAGCAATGGTTCGGAGCTGACTTTTGCAGGTTTTGCTAATATGTTCCCGTCGTTTCCTGTATTCTTGGGTGCAATCAAGCCAACCAAAGCATTGCACCTTGACGAGTCGTGTTTTTTGCCTAACCTGTTTAATGAGTTTGCACGATCAACGGTGTTTAAATTGTTGTCGAGTTTTTTTGAAGAGAAACTCGATACGATTTCTAACCGCCCGGCGGGATTGATTGTGCCGCGAAAAGGATTTCCGCACGGTCTTGTTGTGCACACATTGAATTGCGATCATGTCGGACCGGTGCTGACATGGCCGCACGGCAAGGCAAATTTGTATGTTCAGCGTTTTGACAATTTGTTAAAAGGTGTCCAACAATCGGGTTGGGCGCCTTAACGGTAATGTTGATCTAGGAGTAGAGCATGTCGGATATGGAAATGATGGCTGGTCCGTTGTCAGCGCAACGTCAAGAAGTGTACGAGCAGATGCCTGAATCGTTGCGAGAGATCGCTGTTCAGATGCAGCGAGAATTTACTACGGGTACTCGGAAGATCGTGCATCACTTCCACCGTATTGGAACGCTGGTGGATTCAGTGTTGACGGACGCCAGCAATCACTACGGGGCTAAGGCTCTTGAGAAGCTGGAGATCTTCCTTAACGTGCGTGGTGCCACTCTGCGGGATTACCGCAGCTTTGCTCGTGCATTCCCAGACATCAACTACGTGGTTGAGCAGCAGAATAAGCTGACCGCCAGTGGTTTGTCTTTGTCTGTGTATCACTGGGTGTATGCTGCCCGTCTCGATGATCCACGGGAGCAGAAGGCAGTCATTGAAAAGGCTGTCAGGGAAGGCATGACGGCTAATGAATTGTTGGAATATGTGTCGGGCGTAGAAGATCGCACGACTGGGTCTTCGACAGCAGGCCGTTCGCCAAAGCCACCTACGACTCCAGTCGCGGGTGTCACGCGTATCGGCAAGCTGGCGCAGAAGCTTAATAACTACATTACGGATGTCGCCGACGATTACATTTTTGATCCGTTGTCACACCTTTCTCCAGATGTCGTGACATCGGCACTGAGCGACACCCTTGTAGAAGCACGTGACAAGCTGGTTGCTATGCTTGAATCTTCGCAGGCGGCTCTCAAGAGTCTGAACAAGTCTTTGGAGCGGGTTAATCGTATTGTTGCGGCGCATCCAGCAGAAGTGCCTGACGATGAAGTCGATGTCGCTCGGCACAAGTCCAATCCTGTTGCTCAGGAAGCAGCAGAACCTAAGAAGGTACGCAGGCCACGCGCAGCCAAGCGTACTCCGACCGGAACCTGATAATGCTTGTATGCGTTTTGTGTTACGGCGACCACTTCGATCTAATTGAACGGTGTGTGTCGTCTATCCGGGAAAGTACACGTTACCCCGGTGTTTCACAGTTACGCATCGGTATGAACGCAGTAACGCCTGATGTGCGAAATTATTTGATTGAAGAAGCACGGGGATTCAATGTCCCCGTGCTTCTTTTTGCGGAGAGTAACAATGAGAACGTCGGTAAATATCCGTTGATGCGGCAGATGTTGAGATACGCAGATCCTCAGCAACAGCACGTCATGTGGTTTGACGACGACAGTTGCATTAAGAGGCCTACGCCGCCTGATTTCTGGAAAGCTATAAGTACTTATTTGGTTGACGCTGAGATGGTCGGTTCCGTGTACAGACTGCAAGGAACATGGAGTGGCAACCAGAAGAACGTGATTCGACAGCAGCCTTGGTACACAGGCAAAGAATGGCCTGACGGGTACAAGGTTAAGTTCGCTACGGGTGGCTGGTGGGCGGCACGTATGTCGTTGATCAAGAAACACGATTATCCGTTTGTGGACATGCATCACAATGGCGGTGACGCTATTCTGGGAGAATTGTTGTATCAGCAAAATTACCGCTTGTTTCATTACAACAAGCATGTTGCCATCAATGCTGATGCGCAGCAGCAAGAGTCTCGGGCACCTCGCCGGGGATTGAGTACACGGCCTTTGTGGTACGACGGAACAAGCACGCCGTGCAAACCGTTTGTTTACACCGTGGAACAGTACGATGCGGACAAACAGGTAGAGGTTGAGATATGCAAGTCAATGTAGTGTGGGTTGATGTGGCACCACATTTGGCGAGCAAAGAGCAGCCAGTCATTGTTGTACCGCGTGACAACAAGTTGTGGATCTCGGTCAGTTTCAACGCTGACGATGAAGAGAAATTCCTGTATACGGCCGCAGGTGAGCTAGCACGAATTCCCATCAATGCGTTTCGTGTGCCTGCGCTGGAACCACAACATCTTGTAGCTGCAAGTATGGAAAGAGTTCTCAGGTTTATTGGCAAGCTTAAAGAAGAAGCACCACGTCTGGAAATTGAGGAAGTGCTTCTTTTTGTCGGACAGCAAGTTCACACAATCGAACAATCTATGCGGTTTTACGCTGGGTTTGCCGTGACAAGTACAAGTGCGCTGTGAATGTTCGTGTTGACCTTTGCCGGCGGGGTAGAATGCGGGTAACCTGCCCACGGAAGTGCACCTATGCCAAAACGACGTGTTCGGCAACGGAAGAACTTAAACGAACCTGAGGACTTTAACGAACAGGAAATAATTGTTCCGACTCCGAAGCGAAAAGGTTTTAGTCTCGAGTTTCTGAACGCGTTTCAACGATCTTGCTGGGAAACTATCGCACGTAATGACGTGGTGTTTCTGATTGGTAGTGCTGGTACTGGCAAAAGTTTTCTGGCTACGGCCTATGCCATTCACAGCGCACTAGAAGCCAAGACGCAGAAGATCATCATCTCACGTCCGATAGTTGAAGCAGGAGAACGTCTGGGATTCTTGCCCGGATCCTTTGAGGAAAAAGTGCATCCGTTTATGCTGCCGTTGTACGATGCGTTGGATGATTTGGTTGGTAAGGAAAACGCGCAGCGCAAGCACATCGATAAGGGTTTAGAGGTTGCGCCGATTGCCTATCTGCGTGGCCGTACGCTTAAAAATGCCGTGTGTATTTTGGACGAAGCTCAGAACTGCTCATATGCGCAGTTGAAGCTGTTCATCACACGTATCGGCATAGGCTCCAAGATCATAATTACGGGTGACCCCCGTCAAAGTGACCTTGTAGGAAGAATCGCAATGATGGATCTTGTTGACAAGATCAAGAACGTTTCTGGCGTCGCTGTGATTCATATTAGCGATGATCACATCGTACGCCATCCTATAATCGCGGACATTGTGTGCCGCATCTAAGGGTGTTTTATGTTGTTGATTTCCAATCACGCTCGGTGTCGTTACACCGAGCGTTTTCCGTATGCTCCGCTCACAATTGAAGACGCGCTTGCGGCAACTGTGCCGTTTGGCGGACAGAAAACGACGACTGAGCAATTGTTACTGAACGTGGAACATAAGATTGTGTTTGCCGTTATCTACGACGGTGCAACACACGACAGGATTGTTAAGACAGTTCTGACTCTTGACCAAGCGTATGCCAGTCTAGCGCAAGGTGTCAGTGGTAAAGCGTGGCGTAAACAGAGTGTAGCGCCAGCAGAACCTGTGTTGGAAAAGAAGGCAGATGGGCATGCCATGGCCAAACTTGCATATACCGCTGAGACGATTCAGGAGTTGCAGAAATTGGCTGCGCAGGATGTAGTCAAATGGGAATACATTTACCCGCCAGTCAAAGAAGTTAGAAGTATTTCGCGCGAAATTAGAGATACGTGGGGATATCCTTTACGTGCTATCGAGGCACATTACTGGAAGGAAGTTGGCAAGTTAATTTATGAACACAACACCAAGCATCGATTTGTTGTCAAAGACGTTGAGCAAATTAAAACCGGGTGATGGCTATGTCGCAACGCTTCTCGATCAAGACAAATCTGTCGGGGTGTATTTCAATTTACGTTTAGACGATCAGTATGTGCGGTTGTTGGATACACCCAAAGAAAAACGAGAAACGTTGACGCTGGGGTTTTGGGCATCTCCTGACGAGTTTCAAAGAGGAGAAGCGCACCGACTGTATTTACTGGCCGACGCAATCGCACGGTTTTTCAATACAGGTGGGTGTTGGAATGAACTCGGTGTATTGTTTTCATGTTTACAGAAGAATGGTGTGGGTAGTGCAGATCACATGCCCTACCAACTGATCAAGTCTTTTCTGGCGATTGCAGTAGATGAAACGGTGGATGCGGACATAACCGCAACATATTCGTACGTCCACGCGTACGCACCGACAGACAAACCACTTGAGGATACGACACCGATTATTGAAGTGAATGAAAGTACGGGTGTTTGTGTCGTACCCTACAAGGAATTCTGCGATGACGGAGAGTAAGGAAACGGTTACACGACTGCGCTATGACGTCGAACGCATCATTGCGCAGAAGAACAGTATTGGTCTAGACCTGTACCATAAGTTTGCGCAACAAAAACTGGCAGGCGTTGTCTTCCAGCAATTTGTGCGTTTTGTGTTTTCACAGGTATCCTTGGCTTTGCAAATGCCGTTGTTGCAATTTGACGTGATACAAGAGTCGTTACGGCCTTACGCTGGAACGACTCTCACGCAAACAAGTGCGGTCGATCTAATGCATCGGCTGTTGGGTAATAAATGGACGCTGAAAGAAAATAAACCGGTTAGACCGTACGCAAGAGTCGAGGGCAAGGAATGGGTTCCTATCCAGATCATGAGAGCGGATACTTGTAGTCATTCCAAGAAAGGGGATGGCTTCAATATGACGTTCAAAGTGTTGGCAGGTTTCCCCACACTTGAGACTACGACAGCTTGGTGGTCACGTGCGTACTGCCGGTTTGTTGCTTGGAAAATGTTTGGCATGGTTAAAACTCAACAACCCGGGACGCGTAAGCAAGAAACGTTTCGCTACAAACACGGCATGGATCTTGTGACGCTAAGACTGTCTGCGCTAATTGATTATGACAAGTCAGAAAAATTGCTTGTGTTTTCAGAACTCATTTCAACGCAAGGACTTATGCGTTGGAATAAAGAACAAATGCGTTACAGGGCTCGCAAGACTGACGCGTACAAATGTCCGCAAAACTATCCATTAACAGTTGCGTGTCATACGTGTCCTATAGGTTATTTACAGTGCAGAGCGGGTTGTCATCCTGCGACCTATGCTGTAAAACTGTGTCCATCCTGTGCCACAGAAGCATATTTTGACGAAGGTCTTGCTCAGGATTTATGTATTAACTGTTACGCGGCAAGGAACGCTAATTCATGACAACTGCACTGACACCGATGTTGCCTTTGAACTACGCGGATTATTCGTCCAAGGTGCGCTGGGATAATGCGCTTGGGCAACCGCAGATTCAAGGACATCGGTGTATTGTGCGGTTTGAGAATGACACAGTTCATATTTGCGACGTGGCCGGTGAGCCCATCCCAACGGTGCCTCACTTGGCCACGGCGCTTCGATACCCTATGGCGCAGCAGGCAACAGCAATCTTGGATGGTTTCCTTGTAGATGATGTTGCGCCAGCCGTATTGCAACAACGTTTGAAGAAAAATACGACAGGCAACAAGACAGTGCGTTTGGTCTTGTGTGATCAGGTCGCTCCGGCGGCTTTCTCTGAACGTTACAAAATGCTGGGAAGTTTCTCTACCGGTGCTGTGACGTGCGCGGAAACAGTCAAAATCCGCAACAGAGAAGATCTTAACTACTATCAATCGCGTTGTTTGATGTTGGGGTATCCGGGCATCTATCTCAGGCATTCCGCTGAGAATTACCGTCCCGGCCCGTCTATGTTTTTCCTAGAAGTTAACACAGCAAAACTTAAAGAATTTAAACCTGTAGACGTAAAAAAGGGTTACGGCGAATTTACAGGTTTCGGGGTTGTCATTTGTGAGACAGCTACGCACGATGAGTTCGAGGTTGTATTGCCTAAGACACTGGTAACACAGGATGAATTGCTGCGTAAACCCGACAAGTACCTCCGGCAGTCGGTAGAAGTCGCTTACTTCGATCTAACGATAGGCGATGACGCAGTTCCTAAGTATCCGGTAGCCGTGGCCTTTAAGTGAGGATTTTATGCCATCCCCGTTTGTTACGCCGTCTGTGTATTTGTTGGGATTCACAGAAGTAAACGATACGGAACTGATTAGGTATCTGGAGGACACAGGCAATCAAGCCTTTATCCAGCAATACAGGCATGCCTTGGAGCTGGGACTGTCGCCAGCGGAATGCCTCGTAAGCTTCTATGCGAAACTGTGCTACGCCTCTTTGTCTCCCGGCAAGAATGACAACATTGATAAAACTCGGGATATTCCGGCGAATCTTGCTGCGTGCTTAGCTCACGGGCATGGATCTGTTTTTGGGCACGTGAATTTTAACTTTGTCATTACGAACTGTAGTAGGGTGTTCACGCACGAGTTAGTGCGGCATCACGTCGGTACGGAATACAGTCAGACGTCTGGCAGGTATGTGCGTACGGACAAGCTGAAGGTTGTGTGGGATCCGATCTTGGCGCCCATCAAGCACGACATCGAGTTGACGCTTGAGTATTTGGAAATGAAGTATCGGATGGCGTGCGAGGACATGAATCTGAACGACCCCAAGCAGTCGTTCGATTACAAGAAAAAAGTGACATCAGCGTTACGGCGGATGTTCCTACCCAATGGCGTGGCAAACGAGATTGGGTTTTCAATGAATGTAAGAGCGGCGAGGCACATGATTCAGATGCGCACGTCAGCTCACGCGGAATGGGAAATCAGATACGTCTTTGCCCAGATCTACGAGATCCTGAGCAAGAAGTATCCACACATGTTTAGCGACGCAAAGGTTCGGATGGTTGAGGATTTGCCAGAAGTGTATGGCATGAGAACAACGCCTTACGAACTGGCTCAGCCTAAGGGAGAGTGACATGGTGCGTGCAGAAGGTAAATTTCGCGGCCAGCCAATCACAGCAACGGTGATCAATCCGGGTGCAGGCGGTATTATTTGGCTCGTGACTATTGACGATAGTTTCTTCCCTGAGCACTTTGCAGTAGAGGCAAAATGTGTAGATGCAGCCATGGATGAATTGGCTGAATCTGAGTACGGCGCAGCGTTATTGGTAACTCCCGACGGTCCAGAGTGTCACGATTACGGATTTACTTATGCCGGGATAGACGACGGTGCACGAAAGCAGTATTCAGATTTGGGTGAAATACCGCCCGGCGCTAAGTTCACAATCACAATCGGCGGCAAGTTGTTAGTCCATGGCGTGCATGGAGAAGCCAATTACGTGAGGGAACCGATAATTTCAGGAAACGGCACATATTACGACTCAGACAATTTGCTGGTAACGGGAGACGAGGCTGCCGGTTGGGACTGTCGGTACTTTTCTGAGGAATTACCTAAAGACGGATGCTTGCCACAGGATTATATAAAAGAGCAGGCGAAATTTTATTTAGGTGACGATGTTGACGATTTGATGCAGGAGGTTTGACATGGGATTGCAGGCACGGTTCTCAGCAGACGATAAGCGCTTATACCGTCCGGAGAGAGACGTAGCGCACAACTTTGGCAGCATTGCTATGGTTGTAGCGCAAAGGCTTGAGGAGTTGGAAAACAACCCTAACTGTCTTACGGCGTTTAAGAAACACTTCAATGTGACGGATGAGCAACTTGGTCAGGCCTGTGCGGCATTCTGCAAGTTCGTGCCTGCTGCGGCAGATCCTAAGACCAAATCTATGGTGGAATCGTTGTCTGAGTCTGGCTGGTTTGAGGTGGAAGAGCCTGCGCAGTTTTTGTATATGGCGTTGCTCGGTACCGTTATCTCAGGCGTGTACTGGGCCGGGGTAAGAGAAGCTTCCGTTGCGGAGCATTCTCCGTGTGAAAACTATCAAGAATTGGCCAACTATGGTCGTGACCTGAGTCGCCGCATGACCATTCCTAAATGGCGGCGCGGTTTGTATGTCGGATGGCAGCGGATCAAAGATGCGTTTCACATTCTGACACGGAGAGCGTGATGATTGTTAATCACTGGCCAGCTACGTTTCGTAAACTTTATGGCGGTGGCTGGCCACGTGATTACTTCGTCATTGATGTTGAAACCACGGGGCTAGATCTTCAGAACGATTTGATTGTGGAGTTTGGCCATTGCTTGGTGCGCAACGGTACAGTAGTCGATCGCCTCACAACGATCGTGGACTGGACCAAGCATCAATCGGATTTGGCTGATGCTATCGAAGGCAAATTGCAGAATGTTTCTAATGCTATGGCTGCAAGGGGTGTCCAGTTTCATGTAGATTTCCAGCGAATGAAACGGGAAGGTAAGCCTCCCGAAGAAGTGTTTACGTTCTACGCGCAAATGATTAACACGCTTTTAGATAAAGGTGTGCCTGTCATTGGGCATAACATCTACGCCTTTGATGAACCAATGTTTCTTAACAACATTCAAAGGTTTAAGTTTCCCAAAGTAACGTTCCACGACAATTGCATCATCGACACAAACGGAATTGAGAAAGCTAATGGACTAGGACCAACGCCTGTCACGGTGCCAAAGCCGACGGACACGCTGAGGTCGTATTTCATGCGGTTGAATGCGCTCAGAATTAAGGGACTCAAATCCAATCTGGGCGAACATTGTTTTGTTAAATACGGTTTCGACCAGCACGTCAACAAATCACAGATGCACAATGCGAGTGTAGACGCATTCTGTGTGCACATTCTGATGGAGAAATTCCGGCAATTGCTGGTGCCAGAGACGGAGACAGAGACGCTTGTCGCCGCATCTCCAACTGTCATTCATCCAGAGTCTCTGACGCGTTACAGAGGCCAGAGGAATAGTTAATGATTGCATATGCTGAGAACTATACGCTAATTGAAAAACCGGTAAGAGTGTCTCCCGGTGGTTTGCGCCCCGGACAATCTCCTTCCGGATACGGGCGGAAGATTGCCACCGATAAGATGTTGATTTTTGCGGGAGACAAACGTAAATACCGGGTGTACTGCACGCTGATCAGCAATGTTGGTAGTTGCTTCGTCATGGTACGCGGCCAACGTTTGCACGTGAGGGACTGACATGCTTTTTACAGATGCTGCATTAGAAGACATGTTGGGAAAGCCATTGCCCGTTGAAACAGTCGATCAGTTGGTAGCGGAGCTTAAACGTTTGCGTGAAATCGTGCGCAGACTTAACGCTGAAAAGCTTGTAAGTGAAAGGCCTGTAGGATGTTAAGCGATGCAGATCTGGTGTTTATGAAATTGAATTTCGTGGACAAGCAATCCAACGAAGGTGCAACACATTGGCAAGAATGTCACTTGCGGCACTCTGCCTGTGCCATTGCCAAGTTGATTGACACCATTCAAGAATTGCGCGGAGCGATTGTCGATAACTGTTCGGTGACGGTAAAAGGCGAAATGATGGTACAGGAGTGGGCGCGCGACCTGCTGTGTCCTCATGACTGAAAATGAATTGAGAATCATCGAAGCTATGTTGACCATCAGCACGCCGACAGACACAGTAGTATCTGCGCGGCGGCTGATGGCAGAAGTCAAACGCTTGAGACGCGCAATTGATCTGCATCGGGAAAGGGACAGGCATCACTTATATAAGCCATATCGCCACGACCTGCTGTTGTGGGATTCCCTTGATGCTGATCCGGAGGATAACCATGGCGACACCTGAACATTACAACAAATCAATTCAGCCATGGGACGCCATGGAAGCGTGGATGACGAAGGATCAGTTTCAAGGTTTTCTGCAAGGCAATGTCATCAAGTACATTGCGCGGTACAGAGACAAGAATGGTGTGGACGATTTGAAGAAGGCTCAGGATTACTTGACGAAACTTATAAGTACTTATGGTGAGTCAACACATGGATGAGTTTCTGCGAAATGTCACTGGCAGCGAAGAACTCATCTTTGTGGGAATTGATCCCGGATCGGAAGGCGCCATTGGATTTCTGTGTGGCAACTTTGCGTGTGTGGTGGACATACCCACATACAAAACGGAACGTTCTGGCAAGAAACTAGATGGTTCTTCCAAAACCAAAACTCTGTTTGATCACAGAGCTATTGTTGAATTGTTTGAGCCCTTCAATCCTTTGCGTAAACGGATCAGGGTTTGTGTGGAAGAGGCGCAGGTTCAGATCAAAGGTAAAGGAGCTAATGCCTACACAGGTTTTCGTGTAGGTGTTGGTTTTGGCATGTGGTCTTTGTTCTTTACGGCGCTAGATTATTACCACGAAGTCGTAGCTCCTATTTCATGGAAGAAAAACATGGGGCTTCAGGGCAAGGATAAAGAATTCAGCCGCATGAAAGCCGCAGCCATGTTCCCCAACGTCAAACTTACCCGCAAGGCTGATCACAATCGCGCGGAGGGTTTGTTGCTGGCGGAGTATTTACGCAGAAAGGTATATGGTGCGTGATGACAAAGTTACGATCGATTATTTACAAGGGAAGACAGATCATTTGGCACAGCTCCACATTGTTCTTACTGCAAGTAGGTTCGGGCAGCGATGCCTATTCCGTCGCAAAGTCGATAAGAGGAAATCTAAAGTTGGCTCTTGAATGTTACGACAGCATTCAACTTGAGAAGGGCGATAAAAAACGATTAGTGATGCCTTACGGAACCAAGCGTCACATACTGGCACGTACTTACAACGTTTAAGGGACGACCATGCAGACATACATATCTGAGCTTGACGGCAAGAATATTGCGTACACCGATGAGACTGAATTCTTGATACAAGTTGGTAAAGGCAAAAGTAGCTACAAGACGCAGTACAAGTTTGTTGGTAAGTTGATTCAGGCTGTGATTTACTACCGTGGCGTTAATGTAGGCAATGGTTACAAGAAACGTTTGTTGATGCCTTCGTGCAGCAAGCGTTCCGTACTGGCCCGGCATTTTTCTTAGGAGTGTGTAATGGAAGTGACAGAAGCGGACAAGGCACAGGTCGAAGCAACTCAGGACGTGTCTAGGTTTCTAGAAGACCCCGAAGGCTTACGCATTTTCAATGTGCTTCTGTCGTTGCGCCGAGCCTATGTGGTAGCGTATTCGGAATTGCAGAAGATGCTTGACACTCCCAAGGATGATGCTGAGTACCATCCCTTGTCGTGTGACATTATCGTGCAGTCGGCCATGCACGCTGCCGCTAAGCCGTTTCAGGAAAAGCAACTGTTCACGGGATTGCATAGTGCTGTGCTTCCGTGGCTTCAGGAAAAGATGGTTGAACATTCCAAGATTGAGGAAGAGCAGCTTCTTGTACTGGAACAACGCCGAAGGGAGACACCTGTACCGCTAGGGTTCAGGCTCCCATCTGACACGATGACACTTGCTAGAGACAGGTCTTTGACGCTGGCGGGTGATCCAACTCAAGTCAGTGCCTTGTTGAACGCCACGTCCGCCGCAGCAGAAATAGCTGGTATGGTAGTTCTACGCTTTGGCATGCAGCCTGAGCCTGATAAGCAGTCTGCCATGTACTGTTCGTTTTCGGCAGAACAGTGGAAAGATGTCGCTAAGAATCCCAGCACCTTTGGCAAGTTCACGTCTATATCCATTCTCAAGCAAATGGATGTACCGCCTGACTTGGTTATTGTTGATGATTTGGCGTTGGCCCACCCTGAGTTATTCGTGGGTCAACCTGTCGGCGCTACGGCTGGTAACGCGCACAAGGTTATTTGGCGTATGTGTCAACAGCTAGGTTCGGCATTGCTTGGAGCGGTGCCGACGACGGATTCAGATATTACCGGACCCGAGTATGAGCAACTGCGCGTATTCAGCCAGTTGCGCCGGGTAGACGACAATGGCAACATCACCTGAGGAACGTATGAGTAACAAGACTACGCGGATCATTGTTTCGTTCACGACTACTCTCGTTGATCCCGATAACATTGCTTCGATGACTCCAGAGTTCAAGGCGCCCTCTAACTACAAGGACGCCGACAAGATCGCTAAGTACATTAAGGAACGCAAGGATAGTTTCGAGGCCGATGCAGCTAATCAACCTTACACGGGTACGTTCGATGAGATCATGCTTGTGGACTTGCAGAAGCAGATCATTGGTAAGTGGTCCAGCAAAGACCGGGATGCTGAAGATGGTTTGACGGTTGCAGAAGCCGCAGCCTCGTGGATCTTGCGCAATAACCCTGACGCGTTTGCTGGGGATATACTGGACACGACGCATTCTAATGTTGTGTTCATTGGGTTTGATACGCGCCTGTTCTTGAAGATGCTTGGGTTGGATTGTACGTTGCCAGACAGCAAGGTTAAGGTTCCTTTGAGGCTTTGGTACAACAATCCTAATCACAGAGATATCACGGAAGCTGTGATGCCATCTGAGTTCTCGCTGTCGTGGCCGATTGTACTTAAGCTGCGAAAGCCATGGAGTTCTGAAGACTCGGCCAAGAAGTGGGATATTTGCAATTGGACAAAGCCCCACGTTAATGTACAACACGATAGCTGGCTGATAACTGAGTTGGCTGCACAACTAGGGTTTTTGAACGACTAATATGTCACGTCAACAACAAGACCGTGCAAATAGACCGACGCAAGACATAGTGAGTCTAGGCACAGCCTATGACTTCAACGAGAAATTCATGAAGCACCCTTTGCCAATTGGTGCGGCAAAATCTCTTTACGAGATGACGGGTGACTTTGTGTTTTTCACGCCTGCGTTGGCTAATTTGCACGGTGCTTTTGTTGATGGACATTTCATCGATTTGCAGAAAGACATGTTTGAGCCTTTGAAGCTCTACAAGCATAAGTTCTATTCCCCAATGTTCCAGCATTTGCCCGTCAAGCCCGGAGTTACAGACTGGAATCGCACGTTGTTTGCAGTCACCAAGGATCAATGGCCTGCTGTAGAGAATCATATCTGCGGTATTACGATGCTGAGTGTCGAACGCAAATTGGTTGCGAAGTACGGAATACAGGCTTTCAACATCTTGGATCCTCTGGCTGCGGATTTACACACGCTTGTAAATAGTGTCATCCCTATAAAAGCGTTTGGGATTATTTCCAACACCAGCACCATTGCGTTTAAGCCTGACGAGATTATGCCCTTCCCGATACGTCTAGATCCTGAGCCTGAGATGCAACGATTTCTTGACGCGTTCATTGCAGGCAAAAACCCTTTGGCGGAAAGTGGTAACTAATGGCGCTGTCACAATGGGATGCATGGTGGGCGCATTTGACAAACGTAGCCAAGCTTGCGGCACAGGAACCGTATGGTGGGTTTATTGCTAGAGACTTTGCGGCACAGAAATCTGTTACGTACGATGACGAACAACACTTCAAGAACAGTTTTGCCAAGCTAAGTGATTTTGCCAGAACCATCATTCAAGAAGAAGCCACGGCTGAGATGGTTCCCGGTGATGTTGTTCCTAACTTTGCTTCTGTAGGGTATTGGATCGTTGAGTGTGCTGATGGCGAGACACCCAAGCTCAAGAACATGAAGACACTGGTGGCATTGGCTAAGTATCTTAGTTCGGCTGAAGGCAAAGATGTTTACGTGTTTCCTCTGTATGGAATTGCTCTGCCGGTGAGTAAGGGACCTCAGCGTTATTTGTATCTGCCTGACGGAGCTACGGCGGTCACAATCCCTGTTGTCAAGAACGGGGCTGTGACCGAAGTGGATACCGAAGTGTTGAGAGACACAGTTAAGATGCAAGCCGATTATTACTTTGGTCCGATTGAAATGATTACTAGCGTCACGTTTAAAGAAGATAAGAAACCGGCAGTACGGCAACAACCAAAACCACCTTTGACCGACGATGATTTCGACGACTAAATAGATAGACCGAAACGCGTCATATTACATGCTCGACCGTTGTTTATCCACTTCGGATGAGCAGCGGTCGTATGCATTTGGAGTCTTTAAGATGGCTATGGATGCGACCGTGGTTTCTAAACTTGATGGCGCCATCGAGGGCGCGCAGGCCATCTTCGGATGGCACCATGACCTTGTCCTCGGTAAATACCGAGGCAATGTTGGGATCGGCCTTATGGCCGATTCCATCGAAATGGTCAACTCGAGGTGCTTTGTCACCTCGGGGGAATGGCTGGTGGTGCAAGACGCACCGCCAGCCTTCTTGGATGGCCGGCAGTACGCCGGCACACGGCCCACGGCAGCGATTATTCGCTGTTTGCCGTTCGGCCCCTACGTTGGGGGCATGAACGCCACCACCGATGCGGTGGGATGGCGAAACGTCAATCTTGACCACGAACTGGCACCACGCCAGTTCGTGGCGGCGGTGGCCGTGGACGTTGCAATGTCCACTGCGGCAACGGTCCGCGCAACATGGGACGATCTGCGTCCCATGTTTGTGTCGGACCTCAAAGAGGCAGGGATTGAGTTTGCCCCGGGGCAAATCTTAATCAACCCTTTCGAGGGTAAAGTTATCCCGTATCAACCAAAAGGGCAGGGGGAACCCGTGCCAATGTGCCGGGTTCCGGCGGATTTGATAGAGGCGTTCTTGAACGCCGCTGTCTGGGAGGGGAATCATTTCCCCCGGGTTTTAATTAGCGAGGTCGCCGTTGCGGCATCGCTCGGACTGTTGCCCGGTCAACGGCCGCCATTGTCCAATTGGGACGTTACTAACAATCGTGCCACCGCAGGGTGGCAGGAAATTATTAACCACATCGGCGGTGATACCGTCGATGTCCTTTGTGATTGGTTGCGCGCTCAAGGCGTGCAGCTTGCGGGTGGGGACATGTTGTTCCCCACCCGCCTTGCGGGGCGCGGTCTGTTGGAACTTCCTAGTTCCAACGGGCACTGCTATGAGGTGACAAGCCTCGTGCAGGATAATTACTTGGAGGAGGCGGACACATTTGTTCTCACGCCTCCCGTAATTACGGAGGGGTGGGATACTCCATTCCTCCGGTATCCCGGAGGATTAGTGATCGACCTTGCTTTTGAACGCAACATCCTTGCGTCCTAAGCGATTAGGTCCCGTCCTTGCCTTCGGGCTTGGACGGGATCTTTTTTTTAACTATTGCACAGGTGTTTTAATAAACTACCATTGCGTGTAATCACAGGAGATCGTCATGGTGGTTCAATGTTCTGTGTGCAAGAAAGTTGTAATCGCACCTGATGATCCTACGCCTGAATCATTGCATCTCTACAGCATGTTCGATGATGCCTGTAAGTGTGGCGCCGTGAATTATTGCAAAGTCACGAATGTAATTATGGCTAAGAAGGATGCTCGGCGTTGGTGCACAGTCGCAGAAGACTGGACACCCTACAAACCACGCAGCTAAATTCGCAGCAAAAATGCGTCATATAACATGTACAGGTATTTACCTGTGCGCCAGTAAGGACTACTGGCTCTTGAGTGGAGGTTTCGCAATGCACAGCGAAGTTCTAGTTTCGGATCACGCCGCCATTGAGGCGGCATACATAGTAACAGGACTGATAGAGGGCGTTGAAATGACGCCCTCAGAACAGAAATTGTTCAAGGCCGCTGCTTCAGCGGCCAAGTCTAATTTGCCCTGCGGGCAAATTAGATGGACCGAGGAGGGCCGATTAACAAATGGCGCGCGCCATTTGTTAATTGAAACTCTTAAAGCAGTTCAGCACTTGATGCTGAACAACTAATGTTTAGGCTAGGACATCCGGGTAACTCCCGGGTGTCCTAGTCTTTTTTTTAGCTATCAGAGAACCGAACTTGTACCAAAACCCCTTCCTTCATACACTTGCAGCTATTAACCTTGTGGAGTATTTAACGCATGTCTGATCCGATGGTGTTGCCTGAGGGTACCAAGCGTTTCACCCCTGATGACGCGCATTATCATCAGCCGGATGATAGACAAAGGTATTTGCTTGGGGGCGGTATTACGGGAGATTACGCTGTCATTCCCGGTTCTTACGGCAAGAATGACGGACGCAGTAAAGGCTTTGATCACAACGTTCCTGATGTTGTTTGCGTGGACCCTGACGAGAAGGGTGGCAACATTGTCGTGGATTTAGCCAACATTGACAAAGCCACATATCAACGTGTATTCGCTAAGCACGGTGCAGAAGATCCCGTCAAGATCTTTGCTGAACTCAGTGCATCCAAGAAATTGGCCACTAAAAAACCAGCGGCCAAAGCGGACAGGGCAAACCACTTGATGCCCAATACCTACATCGTGCCCAAGGCCGATAGTGAAGGTAGTCCCGAAGCCTATGTCATTCCTGCCAATGCCACGACAAACATGGAACCGGTGTTGCCACCTATCGGCGGACCCGCACCTTTACCTCAAGCTGCTCCGGCTACTGATCCCAATCAATTAGTCATGGCTCAACTTATGGCGCAAGTTTCTCAACTTGCAGCCATGATGCAAGCCAACATGCCCAGATCCGAATCAGCGCCTTCCCCTGTTAAAAAGATCGTTACACCTGAGGAGCCTGTCATGTCAGAAGATGCACCAGACGTAAGTGGCAGCATGGGTTACGAGGCTTTGGAAATTCCTTTCGTGACTGGGCCTAATCCTCAAAAGGCCAAGACTCAGGTCTTTATCGAGCTCCCCGGTTTTGGGTCTATGTCTACTTGGTTCCACGGTATTTTTGCCGGAGATGGCTGCGTGGTCCTTGTATATGACACGCGCTACGCTGACGGCCAACAGTTTTGCCCACCCTACAATCACGAAACACATCCCGATGGTTTGCCTCTCAAAGTCATTGTTCCGGCACCCAAGCCCAACAAGACTAAGGAGAAGGACACCATATACGACACCAAGTATTTCGGGCTTAAGTTTGCGTTCGGCGTGTTTGACTGCATCATCCTTGTTACAGTAGATAAAGATGACGTTGAAGATGTAGATGATTGATGGAGTCCTGTCATGATTGAAAAGCGCGGTATTATTACTGAGCAGACACCCGACAGTCCCATCCAAAAGGGTTGTTCGGGTAAATGTGGCAGTGCTTGTTCTACAGAGAAGCAAGCCGAGTCCGCCGTGGATCAGCACATAGCTTCCCGGTTGATGGACGAAGCTGCGGATGCCTGCCGCCGCAAGTAATTCAATAAGCACTTATAAGGAATGGCAGCATGACTTCGGCGTTGATGCGTGGGCAGTTCACACGTTTCTCGGGACTTGGCGGTGGCGCTGAGTTTCCAGATCCGTTCATGGACGTAGCCAGTCTCTCCATTCCCCAAAACATCAGATCAGCGTTGTACTGGTGTGAGTTTATTTGGAATTACCATGGCACCTATCGTATGGCCATGGAACGCATCATCAGTTACTTCCTTACAGATGTCATTATCGACGGAGCTTCTGAAGACGAAAGAACTAAGTGGGAAGAATACCTTAGAGATGACTTGGACATTATTGGTGAGATCCAAAAGGCCTTGCGCAATCGTATGTGCTATGGCAACGGTTTCAGTAGTGTCGTTGTTCCTTTCCGTAGGTTTCTAAGTTGTCCCAAGTGTGGATACCAAGCGCCACTCAAGGAAATCTTTGAGAATAAGGTTTTTAATTTCTCATGGTCGATGCCTGACTTCATAGCCTCGTGTCCTGTGTGCAAGACCCGGGGCAAAGAATCTTACAGAGGTCCGTGGAAAGTTAAGGACGAGAAAGACGAAACCAAGATCAAGGTCAAGCACTGGAACGTACACGAAATTGAATTGCTGCATGATCTCTACACCGAAGACGTGCATTACATCTGGCGTATCCCCGAAGACTATAGGCGCCAGATCCGACAGGGTAATCTGTTTCACTTAGAGCGCGTGGACATGGAAGTGTTGAAAGCCGTTCAGCACAACCAAGTATTCCGTTTCCATCCTGACGCTATTTACCACATGAAAGAACCAACTCTTTCGGGAATGATCAATCGTGGTTGGGGCATTCCAAGGTTGTTGTCCAACTTCAGGCAGATCTGGTACGTACAGGTTTTGCACAGATTCAACGAAGCCATTGCTCTTGATTACGTCATTCCTTTTAGGATCATCACACCACAGCCACGACAAGGCGCAGGTGGTCCTTCAGGTGGCGCAAGCGATCCTCTGATGATGTATGACGGAGGTGACTTCCGTAACCAAGCTCTGCAAATGATTAGACGCAGGCGCAGAGACCCAGCCTCGATTCAAGTTTTCCCATTCCCTGTTAATTTCCAGATGTTTGGTGCCGACGCCAAGCAACTGGCTCCGACAGATCTTATCGCTCAAGGCTATGAACGCCTTTTGAATGACTGCGGTACTCCTGTGGAATTGTACAATGGTAGTCTCCAACTTCAGACTGCTCCTGTGGCTCTGAGGTTGTTTGAGGCTACTCACCATCCGTTGGTCAATGACGCCAACAAGTTTTTGCGTTGGTTGACTTCGGAAATCAGTCGTATCCGCTCGTGGGAAACGGTCAAGACGTCTCTCAAGAGGATCACGATTGCGGACAACCTCGAAAAGCAAATGATGGCTGCGCAGATGATGATGTCTCAGCAGTTGTCGGGTTCCACTGTGTTGCGCGACATGGGTTACGACTGGCGCCAAGAACAGAAGCAAATTGCGGAAGAAGCACGGTTCCAGTCCGAAACGCAATCTCGGATGCAGGAAGAAATGGAACAGCAGGGATTTGCGCAGCAGATCGCCAAAGGTCAGACAGGCGATCCGGCTCAAGGTGGCGCTGCTCCTCCCGGCGGTGCTCCTCCTCAAGGCGGCGCTGCTCCTCCCGGTGGTGATCCTTCGCAGGGTGGTATGCCTCAAGGACCTGTTACGCAGTATCTGGCGGCAACAGGACCTAACGTACAACAGACGCCTCAGGATATGATGGCAGCTGCGGACAGTATTGCGCAGCAGTTGCTCGGTATCCCTGAAGGTGTTAAGGATTCGGAACTGCGTAAGTTGAAGCAGGCCAATCCTACGATGCATGCGCTGGTTAAAGAGCGCATGACTCAGATGCGGCGCGAGACAAAGACAAATGCCGCAAATGGTGCGGCTATGGCACAACAAGGCGGTGGAGCACCACCTCCACAATAAGGAGATAGATATGCGTACTATGACGGCGTTTGATTTGGGTGCATTAGCAAGTAGATCTGTGTTTGAGAAGACGGCTATGAACGGTCCTTTGCTAGGACCTCAGGCTCCAGCAAAACCATCGGCAAATTTAAACATGTTTTCACAGTTTAATAAAGCTACGCAAGATCCAGCAAATGCATGGCAACCTAATAAATTTGTCGGCCCGCCCGCAGAACTGCAAGGGTCTAAACCCAATACTACGATCCCGTTTAAACCCTCAGGAAATAATCCCGTTAACAAACATCACAGGGATCTTAGATTAGCTGAGATTGCGCAACGACCAGATCCGTTGCGTCCAACTCCCGTGCCGCCGCGTCCAGTTGATCCTGCGGTTGCCAAAATTAGGGAATATCACCGTCAAGCGGCAATACCAAGATCGTTGGATACGCAAAAACCTTCAAATGCGCATGCACTTGAAATGCAACGGCGTCGGGCCGAGGAACTTGAACGTCAAAACGATTTGGGTAACTCTGTTGACTCAGATTAAACATTAAGTTCTAGCTTTTCTTTAAAACGCCGGGCATGCCGTACAATACGAAGCATGTCCGGCGTTTTAAGTAAATTAATTTTATTTATTGTGAGTAAGCTGCTATGAAAATTGTAACTGCTTACGATCTTGGTGTAGCGGTTGCACGCAAGCATATTGCGCAAACAAAAACAGCGTTTGAATTAGGTACTGGGTCGGCTTTGTTTAAATCAGCAGCGCCGGAACCTCCGATGCCGTCACGAACTGTTCCACGGGAAGAGGTAACATATGCTGACGATACAACTATTCCGGGTTTTAGAATAAGACGGACCACGGGCACCACCGATCCAGCAGAAATAAATGCACATCGCGCAAAGGTACAGGCGGACCGCGAAAAAGCAATTAGTAATGACCCTATTGAAGAGTTTTTATCAAGAAGTAGACAAAGTTATAAATCTCCTGTTGGAGCATATCCAGCACGCCAGCCCAAAGCACCGCCACCTCCAGCGCCAAGTCCGCAACCTGTTGAAGGCTTGACATACGACGATGATACAACTTATCCGGGACGTACGATAAGGCGTACCACAACACAAGCAGCACCAAAATTACCCGCACCGCCCGCACCCAAATTACCAGAACCTCCTGCGGCGCATCCGCAAGAACAAGTCACATATGACGATACCGACACTATTCCCGGACATACGATAAAGCGTACTATAACGCGACCGGTACCAAAACCGGTGCCAGCGCCACCACCGCCACCAACGTCTTCTCCCGCAGTTTAAGTTAATTCGAGGTAAGCATGGATCGCTTATGCGTAATCATTCCCACCTACGGTAAATTTGATTATGCGGCCAAGGCAGTGACCTCAGCCATAGAGTCGGCATTTGCTGTCGAGGCGCATGTCTTTCTTGTAGATGATGCCAGCCCTGATTTTCACGAGAGAGATGCTACCGGGGAGCACGTACCCAATAGCATCGTCAGGTCGCTTGCGGAAAAGTATCCTAGACGTTTGCGTTTACTTGTTAATTGTGAAAACGTTGGGCTTACTAAAACGTGGAATGCGGGTATCCTTGCCGCTATTAGGAATTCCACTTTTTCTTATATATGCGTGACTAACAGTGATGTGGTATTCCCCAAGTCTTACGACATAGGCATGATATCGGCGCTTAAAAGCAATCGGTTAGATTTGGTTGGTCCTGTCACCAATGCTCCGGGCACGGAAGAAAATCAATACATTAAACTGTACTCTGACAATTACCGAGGTCCTGACATCACGGCTATAGATGTCGTGCAGAACGAACTGCTCGCAAAGCATTCCACAAAAGTAAAAGACATGACACTTAATGGTTTTTGCATGATGGCTAAAGCGTCCACATGGCAGAACAATATGTATACCGTGGATCAGCCATTCAGGGATTCAAATCCGTTTAACAGTAAGGGTCAACCTAATCCAACACCGGCCATGACTTTACAAGAATACGAATTACAAGCAAGATGGCACAAGCTTGGGTTAAAATCAGGCGTAGCGCTATCGAGCTATGTGTTCCACTATCGCTCGGTGACGCGAGGACCGCGTTACAACAAAGGCGATTGGACACGACAATGATCTACATCTACAGCCCGTATCGCCGAGATGAAACTACTTTTACTGCGTTGCGCGTAGCCCAAGCTGCGCTTGAAACAGCCAACAGAGAAGTATTCATTTTGCCTAATGGCCCAAAGGCAGGCGTGGCTTCTCCCTTCTGGGATACGCATGTTCTGTCACGCATCAATCTGTTGCCGGCGATCTTGTCTGCCACATCTATCGTGCACATCGGTGTTGACCCCGAATACATCAACATGATTAAGCACTACCGTAAAACTATTGCCAAGAAGTGTACTCAGATCTTGGTACCTCTTTGGCATTCAACGCGTGTAGATTCTGTCGCCTCAATTCAATCGTTTTTTGATTATTGTGTGGTACCAACTACGACAATTAAAAAAACATTTACTCAGTGTGTTTACGGTAAAGTGCGCACCAAGAAATTGATTCAGATGCCTTGGGATACGCGGATGCCTACGACTAAACGAAAAGGACGCGTGCGCAAGAACTGCATCAAGGTATGTGTTGTTGTCGATTCTGACGCAGTAAGCAACAGCGCCAATTTTATCTTGACGGCATTAGACGAGCTTCTTAATTCACACGGGCATTTGGAATTTACCGTATTGCATTCCAAGTCGTTTACGCCTGCTGACAAACAAACCATAAGAAACCTGCTTCGAGATTTTCCCGCAAGGTTGATTTTCCGTTCAATGCCATCACTGGAAAACGTCGCTAGTGATTTTCACAACCACGATTGGGTGTGGCTAGCGTCTCGCAAATCCAATTTTGGTACATTTGCAAACTTGGCTTTAGCTTGTGGTTGTCCCGTGTTGGCTTGGGACATTGCGCCATTCAACGAAATTATCAGAAACGACGAGACAGGTGTTTTAGTACCGTGTGAGGTTAAAACTAATTGGATGCAAGCTCCGGCGGCTATTCACGACACGTCCAATTTTGTGAAATACGCAGCCTTAGCGTTTTCTCAAGAGAAGATTTTTGAGACAATGGCCGTACAATCCGACGACACGCCGTCTAAGTTTAACGATACGTGGTGTGATTTGTTGGCACCGTAAAAGTACTTATAAGGAGTTGCACATGCCACGCAAACGCGTAAAGAAATATGATCCAGTTGAAGACGAAGCTTCAGATCGTCAGATTGAAGAAGTCACCAAGGGTCTAGATAAAATTCGCCGCGATAGGACGCCAGCTGATACAATTTCTGGTGTTTCAAAGATGTTAACTAAAATCAATCCTTCTAAAGTTGTCACTGCCGCAGACTTAGGACGCATGGCCGCAGATATGCTTGTCAAACAAGCCAAGCTCACAATAATGTCACAGACGGTACCAGCTACCGGCTCAAACATCCAGAATGCCCACAAGGACATTATGGAAGGTCAGGGTGCTAGGCAGGATCCGTACAGGTATGGACGGACGAAGCCACAACAACCCAAGTCTGCGGAGTAAGACATGTCTGATTTTTCCAAGTCTCTGAACGCTGCGGAACAATTGAAGCCATCTGGTCCTCCTATGCCGTCTCGTCCCGGCAACATTGCGCTGACAACATCTGTGGCGCAATCTAAGCAAGCGACTAAACAAGTAGCTCCAATTGAAGATAATTTGTATTTCCCTGTCGCAGCACGTATCGGCGTGTTGGGATGTGGTCAGGCAGGTGGTCGTATTGCTCAAGCATTCTGGGCCTTGGGATATCGACGTGTAGGTGTTCTCAATACCACGGTAAACGACTTTGATGGCCTAGATGCTGAGATGCCCAAACTGTCTTTGGACGTGGGCGGAGCATCCAAGGATATGAAGTTGGCCAAGCAAGTTTTGGCTAGCCGAGACGCAGACGTAAGGGACTTGTTGTTTAGGGCATGGGGTTCCGGCCCTTTAGATTGCATTCTGATCTGCGCGGGTCTCGGTGGTGGTACAGGTGGAGGCATGAGCTCCAGCCTCGTAGCGTTAGCTCGCAAGCACATGGCACAGACCACGGGAGAAGATACTCGTGTAGGCGCCATCGTTTCATTGCCACAACCGGGCGAAGGCCAATTGACGTGCCGCAATGCCATTCAAGCGTTTTCTGAACTGATGGCTGCCAAGGTCAGTCCTTTGATTGTGATTGACAACGCCAGAGTCAAAAACATTTACTCGTCTTCCATGGCTGATCTTTATCCCAAGGCTAACTCTGTAGTGGCGGAACTGTTCAACGTCTTCAATTACTACGCGGCTAATCGTAAGGGCCTTGTAACGTTTGACCAGAGCGAATTCTTCCAGCTTCTTGACTCGGGCATCCTTGTCATGGGTTCAGCCTACATCGATCCCAACAAGGTATCGTCGCCTGCTGATGTGCGCAGCGTCATTAGAGACGAGCTGGCCAACAATGTCTTGTCAGCCTGTGATCTGCGGCGAGGTAAGAAGGGTGTCTGTGTCTTTGTTACCAGTCCCGAAGTACAGCAGACCTTTTCCGATGATTACCTCATGTCGGGATTTGAGCAATTGGATCAGCTATTAGGTAGTGGATATCCCGAGAAACCTGCGACTGTTTTGCACAGAGGCATCTACACAGGGTATGACGATTCGGGCATCCAGTGTTACACCTTGATTGGTGATCTTGAGCCACCCCGTGAAACCCTATCTAAGCTTGCCCGCGTTGGTAGTGTTACGGCCGCTAATGCCGCTAGCAACATCGCTTCGTTCTTGGGTGTTGACTGATGTTTGGGCATTTCAACTTTGACCAAAATTTGCACGATTTGATAAGACACTCTATTGATGCGGTGTCGTGTACGCTATGCTTTTTTCTGGGTGTGTTTGTGACTATGAACATTAAAGAGTAGGGGGCCTTGTGTTCCAACTGAATCCGACAATTGCGCCTAAGGTTGTTGTTGTTGATGATTTTTACCAAGACCCAGATGCAGTACGCCGGTTTGCTTTGCAGCAGGAGTTTCAGCTCAACGAAAAATATCACAAGGGGCGGCGTACTAACCAGCAATTCTTGTTTCCGGGCATCAAAGAACGTTTTGAAGCTATTCTCCAAAAACGCATTACGTTCTGGGCAGAGCATCCACACAATGGGGTGTTTCAAATCTGCACGTCTGGAGATCAACTGGTTTACCATTCTGACATGCAGACGTATGCCGCTGTCGTGTTTCTGACTCCGGGTGCGCCTCTTGAAGCTGGTTTGCGCACGGTAAGATCTAAGCTGACGAAGCTTAGACGGCCTCCCACAGAAGCAGATGCCAGAAATTTAAACATGGATGTAAACACGTTGCTGCATCTGACGTATGCCAACAAACTTTTAGACGGAACGGCATGGGACACAGTGGATTTAATTGGTAATGTCTACAATCGTATCGTGCTGTGGGATGCGCAGTTGATTCATGCTGCTGCGGATTACTTTGGTTACGACGACGAAACCTCAAGGTTGTTCCAGATCTTCTTTTTTGATGTGGAGGCGTGATGAGTACGATTCCGGCATTTGTAAACGCATCGTCTTTACCTGACATCGTGACACATCTCAAGACGGCATTTGATGCGGACACAACAGTTACGGACAAGACTCTGGATGCGTTTATTGCGTTTGCCAAGAATTACATGGATCAGAATCGTGTCATTGAGTTGTTCTACCCTGACGGCTCTGGCAACATTGGTCTTTGCTTGAGCAACAACGTTCGCATCACTACGACGACAGATGCGACCTCAGGTACAATGCAACCATCTGAAGCCGTGTCTATTAGTGTTGCAAGATCACAGCCCGGACAGAACGGCGTGAGTGCTACGTCTGTTAATGCCATTTTCTGAGGTTAGCCGTGCGCAAATACGACGACTCTTCTGATGACGATGACGATAGCGAGTTCATGGATCCCGGCGTACCGTATCTGTTGAGGGTACTGTACGACCGGTTCTGGGATGATGCAGACACAGTTAAAGCATCAGAGCACAAACACAGTGCGTCGCGAGCAGCTTTTCTGTTTTGGCTGATTGATAAGTTTCATGACTTTGATCAGAAGCAGTTGTGTCACGAAGCTGAAGTTAAGGTAGACGTTTACAATCAGCTAGAGACCATGCTCGACAATCATTCGGGGCAGGACATCATTCTGACGCTGTGGCCTATCTACACCATGGCCACGCGCACAGATCCTACCAAGCGCATCAATGCTTTGACAGTGAGCATTGCCTTTTGCTACGACGATGCGACTACAGCCATTGTCCAGAGTCAGACCCTTTGTAGTCGTACGGATCCTGACGACGATACACCTTTGAACGATGCGTCGGCACTTCTTGCCCTAACGTCCACGCTTGAATCTCTTGTCACGATCATTGCCGACAAAGGTATTGATGAGATTCACACGCAGAACAACATCTCTGTAGCGTCGGCGTATTTCGTGTACAACTTGCTGGGTAAAACTGCAATGTTGTTTAAGGATAAGTTGGCTGCAAACTTAGACTTCCTTAAACAATTTGTGGCTGGAGTATTCGCACCGTCGAATGACGCTAAAGATTCTGGGTTCAGTGCCGCAAGCTATCCCGAAGGCACTTTTGACATGAATGCGGAATTTGAAGCGCAGCTAGACGAAATTGACGACGAGATTGATAAGTTCTTCGACACGTAGTTTTGAGTGCGCCGACAATTCTGGCATAATGGCATAAGCACTTATAAGGAGCGTGTCATGCCATTTAAATCCAAAGCGCAGCAAAAATGGATGTTCGCAAATCATCCAGAAATGGCTAAGCGTTGGGCGGAGCACACGCCTGACATTAAGAAGCTTCCTGAAACTGTAGACACCGAAAAGAAAAGCTATGTTACCGCAGCCGAGCTAGGAAAGATGGCGGCGGATACCGCTGTTACGTTAGGTGCAGGTGGTCTTGGCGCACTTGCTGGCGCAGGACTCGGCGGTCTTTATGGTGCATTCTCAACTCCCGAAAAAGGTCGCAGTCGTTTTGGCGGCATGTTGCGTGGCGCACTTGGTGGCACGTTAGCGGGTGGTCTTGGTGGCGCAGCGCTTGGACATTTTAATGAAGGCGCCTTAAACAATTTAGGCGCGCGTATTGCTGAAACCGATCTTGTACGCAGACATATCGTTGCTCCGTCCGTACAAGAACACCTGCGCAAAACAATTGCCGATCACTCAGCAAAAGGAAATTATTGGAACGCGGGTACCGATATGTTGAAAGCCACGGCGTTTGCAACAGCGGAGCCTGATCAGCAGATAGCAATGATGCGTGATCCTAGCTCACAACTTTACGCCCCTACACAAAAACCATTTACAACGGCAATGACGGAAATAGGCAAACGAATGCAGCAGAGGTAAGCCCGTGCTCAATAAGAAAGCAGCACGTCCGGGCAGCTACGACCCTAACTGGTTCTTACCTAACCGCAACGAAGAAGAACCAGAAGAAGATCAAAGCCACCCGATGACAGCACGGCAGCTAGGCAAAATAGCTGCGATGCGGTCAGAAATTGAACCACAAGAACACCAACAACGCGTTGCCAACCGTTTAACAACTGACAATCCTCGCATGTTGCTGTATCACGGTCTTGGTACAGGAAAGTCGTTAGCGTCTATTCTTGGCGCTGAAACAGCTAAGAAGAAATTCAACGAAGATTATGGGATTGTCACACCTGCAAGTTTGCGTGAAAACTTTTCTAAAGAAGTTGATAAATTTACAAAAGGCAGCACACCAGAGATTATGTCTTACACGGGGCTAGGCCTTGGTAAACAATTTGCGCTGCAACCTGAGACGTTAATCGTTGACGAAGCCCACAGGCTACGCAATCCGCAATCAGCAGCTACTCGCGCCATTGCAGATACCGCAGCCAAAGCCAAACGATTGTTGTTGCTATCCGGGTCGCCTATTGTTAATTCACCTACGGATCTAGCGTCACCTTTGAGCATGTTGACGGGCCAAGACATTTCACCGCAACAGTTTGAAGAACGATTTATGGGCACAGAAAAAGTCAGCCCGGGATTTTTTAATAGCTTGCGAGGCATTTCGCCGGGTGAACGCACAGTTGTTAAGAACGAAGCTGACTTGCGTAAATTACTTGCAGGGCACATTGATTATCAGCCAAGCAAAACACCTAAGGGAGTCAACGTCAACGAAGAGATTGTTAACGTACCTTTGAGCGCAGAGCAGACAAGAATTCAAGATGCTATCCGTAAAAAAATTCCTTTAAAGTTTTTGTGGAAGTTGGATCAAGAATTTCCATTGTCGGCTGAAGAAGTTAACAAGCTCAATGCGTTCATGACAGGGCTAAGACAATCATCTTTGTCTACGCAACCATTTAGAGCTGACAAAGATCCTCTCAAGGCATATGAACAATCGGGTAAACTTCAGGAAGCGGCCAAACGCCTTAAAGAGTTTTTATCTAAGGACGAACGCAAGAAAGCAATTGTTTATTCAAACTTTGTAGGCGCAGGTTTAAATCCATATGCCGCAGGATTAGCTAAAGCTCAAATTCCCTATGGTATTTTTCACGGGGGTATTTCTGTAGAGGCGCGCAAGAAAGCATTGAACGAATACAATGCCGGTAAGTTACGCGCATTGCTGATAGGCCCTGCTGGCGCCGAAGGCATTAGTACGAAGGGTACGAATCTTATTCAGTTGCTTGACCCGCACTGGCACGAATCTCGATCCAATCAAGCGCAAGGTCGAGGATTAAGATTTGATTCACATGAAGGCTTGCCCGCTGAATTGAAAAACGTATTGATCCAGAAGTACATTAGCTCGTCGCAAGAACCAAGCACGTTAGGTAAGATTTTAGGGTGGCAACGCACACGTACTGGCGACGAAATCATCAGTGGTTTGGCTCGGGGTAAAGAAGCTTTGAATGAACGGTTCCGGCAGATTTTGCGTGAGGAAGGGTCTGGCGTACAATAAACGTTCTGCTTCGTTAGGCGGCATATTCCCATAAGTTTGGAGCGTTCCATGGCAACATTTACGGAAAAGACTGCTGCTTTTTTGCGGCAATTTGTGGTAAAGCAAGCGTCGTTGCTTACGCTTGACTCATTTCTTACCAAGGTAGCAGCCGCATTGCCTATGGCTAAGCGGGCAGCATTTCGCGCGATTCAAACTGAATTGTCTAGTGGCAACACTTTAAATCACGCTATCAAGGTAGCGTTTCCTCGGTTGTCAGGAGAACAGCGTGGTGCGCTTGCAGTTAATCTTTGCAAGTGTGCGGCCGATTCAGAATATAAAAAACGCACATTTGAGTCATTTGCCGTTCCTGTCAAGGAAGGCAATAAATTGATGCGTGAGAAATATTCTAGAGCAAAATTGTTTGGTAAAAACCGTAAACAACCACCAAATCAAATAAAAAATGCTAAAGGTCCGGGTGAGATGGGTGTACCTGAAGATCTGCCGATGTCGCCACCAGCAGAACCAGCTCCTGCGGGACTTGACACACTTGCAACACCGGAAAACAGTGCTGCATTCAGCCGCATACTTTCCAGTTTAGCTGCCACGCCGTCTACGGCTGCGCGGACGTTCGGACCGGGATTTTCGCAAATGGGTGGTATGGCGCAGCGCGCAGGTCAACAAGTAGAAAAAGTACTTCCCGGTGTAATTTCAGGCGTTACGGCTGGCGCAATTAAACCGCCTGCGCCTGAGTCTGGTCCATTTTCTGGCATAAACCCGTACTTGCTTGGTGCATTAGGTATTGGTGGTCTTGGTCTTGGAGCATATGGTGTGTCACGCATGATGGGACGCAAAAAACGCCGCGATGAAGACTAACTAAAAGAGTTTATATTGCGCTATGTTTAACAACGCATCATCTTTTAATCGCACGTCGCCCTTTGTTTTTGGCAACAGTGGGCGTCCTGTTTCGGGTATGCCCGGAATGGGACTTGGTCAAAATTTGTCAGCTGCGGCGACTGCGGGCAAACAAAACCCTAATTCAGCCGCAAAAATTGCACCACCTAAAGCAGTACCGGCGACCGCTACTGGAGTACAAACCATGACTCAGCCAACAAAGACTGCTGCTCTTTTGTTTATGCTGAAGTCTGCTCAGGGTGGCGCTCCCGTTCCCGGACCGGCAGGACTTCCTCCGACACCGGGAACTGCCACAGTTGTACCGCCTGCGCCTCCCGGGCCGACCCCACCACCACCTCCCGGGCCTACGCCTATTCCTATGAATCCGAGGCAGCAGCCATTGCGGGCACGAACACGATCAGATGATAGACAACAATCTGTTCTTGCGGGATTAGTTTCTGATGGAGAACGTGCTCGCGCAATGCCGGATAAGGCTCCAATTGCGGAACTCGAAAACGATTTAATGACACGCGGCAAAATTGGATCAGATTCTATAAGTGCTTTTAGTAAATTTGCAGCGCTTTACAAAAAATCAAAGCAAGATAATTCCAAACCGTCACGCAGCGGTATGGGCGAACAGAATGGCCTGACATATGCGCAACGTAAGGAAGATCATGCGACCGGTGCTGATGCGTGGGCTTCTTTAGACAGGTTTAAACATAAAAAAGCCAACGATGCTTTGCTTGCAAATACGTTTGTAGACACTTGTGCAAGCAATGGCATGAACTTAGATCAAATTGCAAATGCTGTGATTAAAGTAGGTAATGATTTTGACCAATCTATTTTTGTAGAATTGATGCAAGGAATTAAAAAAATTGCAGCCGATACGCCAATTTCTCAGGTAATTAAAAATTATGGTTCTGGTTTAGTCGAAGGAGCTAAAAATCTATGGAGTCAAAATAAAGGTATTACAGGTAAAACCGTAGTATTGGGTGGTCTTGGTGCCGCCGGCGGCGCAAACAATGCAGCTAGATTTTACGAAAATGAAAAAGATAGTCCTTGGTATATCCCTAAAATTCTTGCACACGCAACTATGGGTGGTGCGGCGTCTGCGATAACGCCAACGGCACGCGAACATAGTAGCGTTACAAAACAACGCATGTTGCCCCCAGATGCGGGACCGTCGGCGCCGTTCCTCGACTCTCGCTGGAGTGGTAAGACGTGGACTCAGCAAGAACAACACATGCCAGAGTTAGGAATGGTCCAAAAAACACAAGCATTACCTAAAGGTCAAAACGCAGGTCAAACTACAATTGAAGGTCTTGCAACTGGTCTTGCTTTTGGTGGCAGAGGTCAAGCTATTGGTACGGGTATAGACACAGGCGTAGCACAGCTTGTAGGAGAACAAACCGACAAAGATGGAAAACCATTGCCGCCTAAAACTACATTTGCAAGACTTGGTCGCGATTTAGGATTTGGTGGCGGATTGTTCAAGGCATTTGGATACAACCGATTTTACGATGTACCGAAACCCACATCTGTTGGTCCTTTGCCTATGACAGCGGCCGGCGCCGGTCTTGGGTTTACAGAAGCTATGACTGATCTTACCCCAGTATTGTCAGGGCAATTACCCAAGTATCGATCTCAGGTAGCTGACGATTTAATTCAATTACCTGCGGACGTTCTGACATCTACGGGAAGTCGAGCAATCCCGCAAATAGCAGAACGTACGGTGCCGGGTCTGGGCAAGGTTTTTCTACCAACTAAACCGCAAAGTATAACTATAGCACATAAAGATGGACCTCCTGAAAGCATATCACAAGATTTGTTCACTAAATGGTATGCACCAAAAATTAAAGACGAGAAAACAAAACTATTTTATTACGCATGGGACAAAGATAAAACACAACCAATATCAGAAGAAGAAAAAGCGGTATTTAAAAAATTAAATGATGCTCAAAAAAATAAAATTTTAGAAGTAAGAGGCGGTTATCCAGCTAGCCCTGGCTATACAATAGATGAAGAGCGCTTTAAGGCATTGATTGGTCCGAAATTAAGAGAACTGACAGAACCTGCGGCAGCTGCGGCTCTAGCTAATGTACTTAAAAAAATAAATAACGACGGAAGAGGAATCGATCTTATAGATCCGGACACAGGTAATTTAAGTGAATCTAAACTTCAAAAATATGTGCAAGATATATTAGATAAAAATGCAACTAGACAAGTAGACAGACTTGCCGACGCTACACGAGAAGGTGGTCTTCCGATTTTTGATGAAAATAGAAAACCAAGCGGTCAGCTTGCGACTGCGCTTGCTAGACGATTAGCTGCTGCCGGAGTAGATGAACAAACTGATAGATTGCGTAAGTCATTTCAAGAAGGTGGTCTTGGTGAGGTATTTGAACCCGGCACTAAACGACCCAGTAGAGAAGGCATTGGTAAACTTTTAAAACAATACGGAATTGACGTCAGTAGTAACGTACTTAATAAGGCGCATAATTATATAAATAGTTATACAGATCCAATTTATGAAGCTATGGGGATTGATCCAAAGCAATTAGCTTTGTGGCAACGTTACGGTATGTTGGGTGCAGCTGGTCTTGGTGGTGTGGGTTTGCTTGCGGGTAGTCCGTACATGATGGGTGCTGGAGCTCTCGGCCTTGGTGCTGGTTTGTATCCTCATTTTGGTGGCATGGCTAATCCTTGGTTGCAACGTCAATACGGCTTGAGTCTCCCGCGGACAAATGTATACACTGGTCAATTGCCGCCGACCCCTGCGACGCCACCTTCACCCCGATAAGGTGTTTTGTGTCTACACTTAAAAAAACAATTGTCATGGCTTTCCCGGGCTACGAAGAACTGTACAACATAGCCAGACCGTCTATTCAAGTGTTTGCGCATAAGCATGGATACGACATACGCGCGCACGCAGACAACGCAACAACTCTTCCTCCGGCGTGGAACAAGATCATTAGGTTGATCGAAGCTTTCAGGGATGGTTACGACGTTGCGTTGTGGCTCGACGCAGATCTTATCATCATTAATCCTTTTGAAGACATTTCTGTACCTGACGTCATGCATCAAGCCATGGTTACGCATGGCGACGTTAACGGCACTAATGCAATTAACGCAGGAGTATGGTATCTGCGCAAAGAAGCTTTACCGTTTCTAGAAGCTGTCTGGGCTACCGGACCTGTGGAAGCTGCTGTTCCTGCGTGGTGGGAGCAAAACACTATATTGCAATTATTAGGCATTCCTCCTGTCTATCCTTACGCGTCTGTGGAACCATCAAACGAATATGCCCAGAAGTTATTTGATCTAGACTATTCATGGAATGTTGCACCGTTTACGCGGCAAGGATTTTTTACGTCGCAGGGTTTTCGCATTTTGCACGCCGCAGGTTGTGGATCGGTTTCACAGCGTGCCGGCATCATGCAACGTTGGGTACGTCAATTAGGTGTGGATAAACTGACATGAAAGCATCTACGGTGCCCGTCTTGTCTAAAGCTTGGGGAACTAATCGTTGCATCTTTTCTGATGCCAACTTTGAAGTACACCATGCTCAAATCTTTGCGGGAGGTTACAGCTCCCGGCACCACCACAAAGCCAAGGCTAATGACTTCTACCTCGTTGAAGGTACGTTGAAAGTCATTGTGTACGACGCCGCTGGTAACGAGATACAAACGGTTACACTGAATTGCGGAGATAGGTTTTCGGTGCATGCCAATGTGGAGCACCGTTTTGAGGCGATCACGGACGTGGAATTGATTGAGACCTACTGGGTAAGTCTTGACCCTTCAGACATTGTTCGTGCGGATGAGGGCGGTATTACACCGAAAAAATCTAATGTTTCTTAATGCGCTTGATTTGCTTAAAGATTCTTCTAAGAGTTGGCTGGTTGTAGGCAAAGGCCCCACATCCGAAAAAGTCAAAAACTTTAGCACAGACATTGTTAACGTCTTAACGCTTAATCATGCGTTCAGGCTGACGACACCATCTGCTGCTCTGTTTATTGACCGTGAAGCCTTTGCAGAATGTTTTGATGAACTTAAAGCAAAGAACATTAAAGTCATATTGCCGTGGAGGCCACACCAGAACTCCAAGTCAGGCAAAGATTCTCTCGATGCCTTGTTCTCTATAAGTGCTTATTGGAAGGCTTACGCTGACGCCGGAAACGTGTACACCTTCAACAGTACCACCAGTTCCTTAAAACCTAATCCCGATTACCCAGTAATAAGAGTTAGGTATTTCAGTGCCGTAGCCGCAATCAATCTGTTGGTAGCCGCAGGACACACAGAAGAAATTTACACATTAGGTGTTGACGGCGGCACGCGTTACAACCCGGCATTTGACAACAAAGACCGTTTATCCAATGGTCGCAGTTCGTTCGATATACAGTTTGACGAGTTTGAGAAAACCGTAAAGTCATCTGGCGTTCGCATAGTTAAATTGTAAAATGCGCTTTAACCACGGAGAATGCGCATGCCGGATATCAAGGTGTTTATTGGCACCGAGCCCAAGACCGAAATAGCGCGCAAAGTTCTTCAACACTCCATTCAACGCCGCACAGCATCGATTGTCACGTTCACACCTATGATCGGCGCTGAATGGGAATACGCAACAGAAGGTATTCAAGTCGGTACAGGTTTCTCGTTGCGCAGATGGATGATTCCCGAAGCGTGTAATTGGCAAGGACACGCTATCTATCTGGATGCTGATCAGATTGTCTTTAAGGACATTGCAGGCTTGTTGCAGATGGGCATTGAGGCCATGAAGGATAGGACCTCAGCCGCTATGACGTATCAGCCCGACAAGTTCAATCCTAAGCCATGGCCACAATCATCTGTCATGGTGATTGATTGTCTCAAGGCCAAGAATTATTTTGAGTGGAGCCGCCGTTACATGTTTGATTGGTTGAAGAAGAATCCAACCAAACAAGCATATGCTGATTTTATGCACGCCAAGTGGATGCAACCTGCCCCGGGAATTTTGCCAATCGAATGGAATCATTTAAACGTTTACAATCCCAACACCACGGCATTGTTGCATTACACCAAAGAGCCAGAACAGCCTTGGTACAAACCTGATCATCCCTTAGCGTATTTGTGGATAGAAGAATTTAAAAATGCTTACCGTAATGCAATTATTACAGAGGCCGAGGTTAAGGATGCAGTTGCCAAGTTCAACGTTAAGGAAGACTGGCGCAACACGAATGGGCTGCATCCTATTTATCTCGAGCACATCAAAGGATTGTAATCATGGCTGGACCTAAACCGCTGTGGGTTACTTCTTTCTCTGACCGAATACTACATCAGAGTGGTATTCCGTTGGTGCAGTCTTATTTACAGAACGAGAACGCATTTGATTTTCTGTTGGGGCTGGAACACGTTAACTACCAACAATTACCTTTGTCACCGTTGTTTCAACACCACAACGTATTGGCCGATGATTTCCTCAAACAGTGGTTAGACAAAAACAGTGACATCGTTCCAATTCAATTCGGTGGCAAATCTGACAATACGTGTAAGTGCCCTAAGGGACCTCACGGCCCTAACAGTAAAAGCCATAAGCCTAAGTGTCCTGCCGCGTGGTTTAATTACAATGCCGCGCGCTGGTTTCGTAAGATCGTGACTTTGCGTGTGGCCTTGGCGAGACACAAAACGCACACGCAGTATTCCAGCATCTTGTGGATTGATGCCGACTGTGTATTTACTTCAAGTGTTTCTTCTCAAGTCATTGATAGTTGGTTTAACGGTAAAGACGCGTTTTACCTTAAGAACAAACGGCCTGTCATGGAAACAGGTGTCTTTGGTTTTAATCTTAAAGGCAACGGCGAAGCTTTGTTGGAAAAGTTGATTGCTCGTTATACGTCCGGCGACTTTAGACAAGAAGATCGCTGGGACGACAGTATGCAACTTCAGAGGGTTTTGTTGGATCCCGGTGTCAGTGCTGTGGATCTTGCCGAAGCTGTTACCGGCAACGCAGATGTTGTCGAGAACAGTGCGTTGCGTGGTTACATCACGCACGACAAAGGCAGGCACGGCCGCAAGTTAGGAATCTTTTAATCATGCACATTGCTGATTTATACAACAAACACAAAGGTCAAGATATTTACATTGTGGGCACAGGCCCCAGCATGCGCGTATTCCCTTTAGAGATTTTAGACGGCAAGATTACGCTTGGATTAAATCAGGCGTGGCGCTACAGGACTTTGACATACAGCATTACGGTGCATCCAGAATTGCTTAAGCTGTACAACAAGACACGCACCCGTAATCACACACAATGGATTGTTAAGAAAAAAGCACCGATGGCGCATCTAAAATTCGATGACCCCGAATATTACGTGTTTGTCACGGAGCAAAAAAATTACGATTTGTTTTACAAGCCTAAAGAGCATACATTATTTATCGAGTGTGGCGTGCAGCAAACGGCTATGCATATGGCAATGTTGATGGGAGCTAAAAACATTTTCTTGGTCGGCGTAGATATGACAGATCTTGCAGGCGAACACCACGGACATGATCAACACGTCAAGTTTCACGGAATGGCACCCAAAGATGTTTACAAAGAGTACAGGCAAGGTACCGCCAAAATACGCAATATTTTGCGGCAAGGTGGCATTAATACGTTTACGCTAAGTCCGTTTATCGGTGCGGTACACGGCGAGGAAGATTACAAACGACTTCTTACTGAATTCAATTTACCGTGGTTACCGCCTCCCGAAGATACAAGCACCTATTTACGCAAAGGTAACACTCAGTGAAAATTACATTGCCAGAGTTAACGCGGCACGAGTATTGGACAAATTGGCATGCAATTCCAACGGGTCTTGATTACACCGTCTTGTACGATTTCTTAGCCCAGTCTTTTAAAAACAATGATGTTTTTGTTGAGGTTGGCGGCTTCCTTGGCAAGTCATCTACATATATTGCACGGAAAACAATCGAATTGTTAAAGGACAACGAAATCATTGTTGTAGATGGTTTGTACGGTGTTGGCGGCAGTTTAAAATATTACACTGACATCGCAGGCGCATATCAATTGCAAAGCTTTTACGACAACTTTGTAGCGACAGGCGTTGAAAAACGATGTCACGTATTAACCATGCCGTCACCCCAAGCCGCGCGCGTTTTTCCTGATAATTTTTTAGGCGCTGTATTTATTGACGGTGATCATGACTACGGTCCAGCCAGAGCAGATATTGAGGCATGGTGGCCTAAGGTTCGTCCCGGCGGATACTTATGTGGACACGATTACGGCACAACGTTTCCCGGAGTTGATCGTGCCGTAACTGAATGTTTTGGCGGTGACCCCTTGTCGTTGCCAGTGCAAGTCATACCCGTGCACAATACATTTAGCGTTAGAAAGCCTTCAATTTAAGGAGTGTCTTATGTTTGGCGGTCGTTATGTAAACCTGTTACGCAAACTCGATGATTTGGCTATTCGCTCATACACCTTGGTGTACTTGGAAGTCGGTACATTTAATGGTGCCCGCGCAGTAAGTTTAATGGATTATTTTTTAAACATCAGCGCAAACAGACAAGCTCGTTACATTGGATTTGATTTATTTGAAGACATGACGGTGGAAATGTCTAAGGCAGAATTCAGTAAAAGTACATTACCGGCGTCTGTTGAAAACGTTCAGGCTATGTTTGCAAACACGTTAGGTAAAAAATACGGTGAAAGGTTTGCCGGGGCTCGTTTATTTAAAGGCAATACCAAGGACACGATTAAACAATGGAAAGAAGACTTAGGGCATTTAGTCGAGCCTAACTTTATTTTCATTGATGGCGGGCACAGCCTTGAAACAATTAATTCGGATTTTAGTAACTTGGAGCACCTTATTTCCGAATCTAGAATCTTTTTGATGGACGACTATTACGTAAATCGTGCAGACGTGGGTTGTCAGTCGCTGATTAAGCGTATTAATGAAGAAGGCAAATACGTGGGCTTGCCGTTAACTCCGACAGATCATATTCCTAAAAACAATCTCGACATCCAAGTAGTGAGTGTCTATCCGGCATGATTTACGACGGTGTAATTCTTCTTGAGGCACTCGGTGATAACGTCTGTTACACCGGAGTGCCAACTGCGTATTTCAATACTACTGGTAATAAATTAGCCGTAAGGTCTGTCGGACTAGATGCACGCAGTTCGCAAATGGCTGCGGTTTGGCACAACAATCCTCATGTGTTGTGGGAAGGAACCGCAACACGCTGGTTTAAGTACCCGCTTGTTTTTTCAAAAGATGAAGCTTACCTTTGGAATTCTGTATATAAACCAATGTGGCTATATCAAGCGTTAACAAAAAAATCAATAAATCCTGATAGCGTTAGACCTAAGCTTTTTTATCCAATCAAACGCGTTAAAAAACGTTTAATCGTTAACGACGAAGCCGGGCGACCTATTCGGCGTGGATATCCTTACATGGATATGTTGGTAAAAGAACTTAAACGTAGTGGTTGGGACATTGTTGTTTTGCGCAATGGTGTTAAACGACTGCAAGAAAACCACAACGAATTGAGCGGGCACGAAGTTTACGGCGTATATGACGCAGCACAATGTGCAGATGCTAAAACTACAATTGAATTCATGTCTACGGCGCACGCATATCTTGGGTATGAGAGTGGGTTAGCGCACGTCGCAGGGGCATTAAATATTCCCTATGTAATGTTTTCAACTTTAAACAATGCCGAAATCAATCGTCACCCTTCCTGTATTTTTGCCGTGTGTCCGTGTGTTAGTCCTTGCATGAATATGAGTTGCCAAAAAGCTTGCATGCAGAAATTACCCAACTACAACGATTTGATTGTTAACAAATTACAGGAAGTTCTGACCAATGGTTGAAGTTGACAAAGAATTACAAGTACTTCAAACCATGGGAGACAATGCTGCATTCACAGGATTGCCCGCAGCATATCACCGCCTGACGGGATTAAAGCTTGCCGTGAGTTGCCCGTCTTCAGCTTACGCCTATCTCTGGGAACGAAATCCTTACGTCGAGTACCAAGGGACAAGACCGCATAAGTGCTTATTGACTCCGCCAGAATCCATGGGGCGCTTGGTATACAGTCAAGTTTACAAACCTGTTTATTTCTTTGGAGAATTGACAGGCAAACCGGCAACGGCAGTTGAAGTAAGACCTAATCTTTATCTTCCTCGCAAACCTGTGCCTCGCCGGTTGATAGTATGTGACGAAGCTGGCTGGCCTAATCGAAAAGGATATCCCTATTTAAAAGAAGTCGTCGCAGGAATGATGGCAGACGGTTGGGACGTTATTCATTTAATAGGCCGTACCAAGAAATGGGATTACGGCACACAAGCGGCATGGGAAAACGAACTTGTGGATTTGAAACTCGATACTGCTCAAATGTCGAATTGCAAAGCCATTGTTGATTTCATGGCTACAGGTTCGGCATTCATTGGTTACGAGAGTGGGCTAGGACATGTGGCGGGTGCTCTAGATGTGCCATATGCTTTCTTCGCTGGAGGAACATCTGTCACTGCAAACAGGCACCCTTCCTGTGTCTTTGCGATTGACGGGTGCTTTAGCGTGTGTTTATTACATGCGTGTCCTCACCACTGCATAGCCAAATTGGTAAATTACACAGACCAAGTTGTTGAGGCTTTTAAGGAATTTAAATAATGCCTGTCTATGGTCTTGTAAGTTTTGAGGAAGCCGCAGCCTTAGAGCGTTCACTAGCGCGTGTAGTCGAACGGTTTAAAGGCGAAACTCTACGCATCCTTGAAATTGGAGTGCATGACGGTAGAACATCACGTGGGATTAAAGATTACTTGAACTCATTGAATGTTACGAATGTCGAAAACTGGGCGATAGATATTGGGCTGTGGGCTAAAGAAAAGCCGTATCCAGAAATGCGTATGATCTGGGGAGATTCAGCAGAAACGTTCCATCTTGTTCCTTTGAATTTGCATTGGGTATTTGTCGATGGCTGTCATTGTATTAATCACACCATGGCTGATGTAGGGCACTATGGGAGAAGACTGATGCAGGGCGGTGAGATGGCCGTGCACGATACGTTTGATAAGTTGCCCCTATTTCGCGATTACCAAGAACACGGGCCTCGGGATAGACCTGAATTTCATATATTAGGAACGCGCATGGCTTTGACGGAATTGGGATTACTTCCATGCATTCGCCAAGATTATAAATTGGTGGAAGAAGTTGCCTACCCTGACTACGATGGCCGTAACGGGATTATTACTTACGAGAAGCTACTCTGATGCGGTACTGGAAAACCAAACTAAAAGATGGTCCCACAGTTGGAATCGTCGTTGCGTCGTACCTTAACGACGACTCAAGGCGCCAAGACGCGTTGATGTGTTTCCTGTCTTCAATTGTGGCTCAGACATATCCTAACTGGTCGGTCAAGATCGTGCATGACGGCCCCGTGGATAGTGCGTTGCCTGCCAATCACATCACCCTTGATCCGCGCATTGATTTTATCTGCACACCTAATCGCACTAAACAACACGGGCATCCTCACAGAAGAGAACAGGCTTTAGCTCCGTTTACGTACAAGGGTTCACCTAGTACCGTGCAACAACCTGAGTACATCGTTTTTACTAACGACGACAATTACTACATGCCTGTGTTTCTTGAGTGGATGCTTGCTGAAGCCGTAAGTACTAAAAGTGATTTCACGTACTGCGACATGGTACACAGTCACAGACTTTGGCAGCCGTTCATAACAACTCCCAAGAAAGGCCGCATTGATTTGGGTTGTTTCATGGCATCTCGAGATTTAATTGCCAAAGTGCCATGGACAGATTTCTCATTTTCCGGTGATGGGGCTTACATTGAAGCACTGGTTGCGTCTGCAAAACGTACTCGAAAATTAGACGCTGCCTTGTTTGTGCATAACTAAGGAGTGTTTCCATGAAAAAAGCATTGTGCATCGGTATCAACTCTTACGCATCTGCACCACTAGCTGGATGTGTTAATGATGCGTTGGATTGGGCTAAGTTTCTAACAATACGTGGTTACGCCTCAACAACGCTATTAGATTCCGCTGCTACGAAAGCCGCAATATACACGGGCATCCGTACGTTGGTGCAATCATTACAGCCGGGAGATAAGGGCGTTGTTTTCTTCGCAGGTCACGGCACATGGGTTCCCGATGCGCATGGAGACGAAGTGGACGGACGTGATGAATGCTTGTGTCCATATGACATGTCTGCTGATTGTTTGCTTGTAGATGATGAGTTGGCTGAATGTTGGGTTGAAATTAAACCCGGTGCTCAACTTGTGTTTATCACAGACGCTTGTCACTCAGGTACCGTGTTTAGGTTTGCAGGCGGAGAACCGGGCGCAGAGCCATATGTATCTCACATCCGATACATACCTCCAGCCAACATCTTTACGGATCAGAAGGATTTAAACAACGCTCAGATTGCTCAACGGTTTTCTCCTACGTCTTTGGGAGATCAACCTGTTAAAGGTTTCATTCACATCTCTGGGTGTGGTGATGCCGAATATTCATGTGACGCGCGCTTCAATGGTCGGCCCAATGGTGCGTTCTCACATGTGGCGCTCGAAGTACTAAACGCAAACTTCACAGGCACCTATTACGACTTGTATAAAGCCATTCGTGAGCGTTTGCCTAGCTGGCAATATCCGCAATCTCCCGAACTTAATGCAACGTATGTTGACAGAGATGCGCAGGCTTTTGTTTAATCTGTTAAGTTGTTTGGATTTAGGAGTGACCATGACCAGTAAGAATATCTCAAGCAGAGCCACGTTAAGCTTGTTCGACATGTTTCCCAACGCGTCAAAAGAACAACTTGAAGCGTTGTCTAAGGGATTGCCGTTGCCATCGAACTCTGCACTTGTTCCAACCGAGGTTACAGCAGTCGTGCCACAACCTTCTGTGGTTACGGCGACACCGGTTAAGAATTCTTATGGTTATGGCGTGTCCTGTCTGTTGCCGATTGCAGATCGTCGGCGCAGAACCATGGCCCGCGCGTGTGTCAATCGTTTCTTGCAGCAACGATATCCCGACAGGGAAATGATCATCATCAACGCCACGGGTAATTCTCTGCTGGATTCTACGCATCCGTTGTTAATCGAAGTCATGGCTCCGCCGAACTTGTCTGTCGGAGCCATGCGCAATCTGGGTATTGAGCGCGCCACTAAACCGTGGATTGCGCAATGGGATGATGATGATTACAGGGATCCTCATTTGTTGTCGTATCAAATGGGGTTTGCGGAAGAAGGCAAAGCTTTGATGCTGGCGACGCAAGTAGCTCTGCAAGTCAAGACAGACAAAGACGTTACGGTATTTTCTCCATCTGCACATATGCGTACAACATATAGCGGCCATCCAAGCACGCTTATTTTTCCAAATGGTAATCGCCGTTATCCTGATGGGGATCTTGAAGACGAAGGTTTCTACCGCATGTATTGGGCCAATGATGTTGTAGTGGTGCCCAACAATACATTCCCTTACAACATGTACATGGTTGCTGTACATCACGGGCTGAACAAAATTAATGCTCCGGTGTTTATGCAGGGCAAGCATGACACGGGAACAATTTCTTTAAATGATCCAGCGGCTACGGATCGTTTGAAAGAAATCCTTGTGAGCTTTGGCTACAAAATGGAAGGCGCCAATACAAATTCTTCTTATCTAACGCCATCTCCTTCTTTGGTATCTTTCACGTCGTGAGGTATGTGTGTCCCACAACGCCAAGCCAGAGTATGGGTTCGCTCCCAAAACGCAATGCCTGAACTTCGTCCTTGTTGGCGATGTTCGGGCAGGGACGTACCCACTGCATACGGCATTGGCAACAATACCTACGATTGCGGCACACGCTCATTTACTCCATGACAACGCGCAAGTAAGAACCAAAGCTTATTCTCACTATTTTAAGCAGTGTGGATTACCGTTTAACTCAGAAGAAAATAGCGCGCATCATTTCTTGCGCAATCGCATTTTCGACAGACCTCTTCACAACGAAACAATTGTCGGTGTGCGCATTACGTATGATCAGATGCGCAAGCACGATTTGTTTGACTTACTTAAAGAGCACACCAATGAAGGCGATTTCTGTGTCATCCATGTTGAGCGCAATCCATTAGCTTGTTTCGTATCCAAAAAACAATCAGAAGCTTCAAGCATTTATTACAAAACGTCACGCACTGTAACTGACAAGATACCTAGCAAGATTTGGTTGGACTCTGAGGAATTGACGGACTTTGTCAGAGAACACAGTTACGTCAGAGACAAGATAAATGCTGTGTGTCATGATGTCTGTCGCATTCAGTATCAGAACATGTACTTTGATTTTGATTCGGTATTAAATACAGTTTTAAAGTTTTTGGAGACAGTGGTAACGACGTCGCATGCGCCTGCCGTACACAGACTGACTAACACCACACTTCCAGAACGCGTATTTCAGCTCGATAAGATCCTTGCGGAACTTCCCAATGACGTACGTGGAGACATTATGGCGAGGGATCTTTTTTAATGCGTGCTACATCCATTGCTTACTTGGATTCACTGGCATGCCAAAAGCATCTCTTCTCGTCGTTGGCTGCCACGGTATTAGAAAAAACAGTTAATACCTTAAAGCATGTCCGCAACGTTACCGACTCAGTAACCGTCGTGACATCCAGTGCCTTGTATGCAAGTTTGAATAAGCACTTATTGAATAAAACTCTACCTCGGCACAAAGTCGTTTTAGATGTTGTGCCTGCCAACGCCACATTCTTTGAAGCATGCGGCGCCATCAAAGCCCATCTATCTCACGCCAATTATTTTGTGTGGAGACCTATTTCTCCATTCATAACTCCTAACGTTGTGGAGCATTGTGTTCACAACGTTCTGGCAAACAAAGGGCAGTTATCTCTTCCCGTACGTGAGTTTGATGGTTTTAGTGATTTCCAGAGTGGCGCGGTAAGGTTGACGCAATCGGGACATTGGACGAAACAGTTCATTGCTTTCAATTCCAAGTTTGATTTCTCTGAAGATGAGTTCTGTTCTCAGCTCATGAATAAACAACTGAGGGTTTCCACCAACGTACTTGAAACCCTTGATGTCACCTGCCCCAAAGAACTGACTATTATCAGGGCCATGGCTGATAATCTTATTGGAGCAGATCTATGAGTCTTGTGTCCTGCATCTGCACAACAATCCCTTCCCGGTTCCCTCACTTACAGAGAGCCATTCTTAATTACTGTGAACAAACATATGCCGCCAAAGAGTTGATCATTGTCACGTCTGATTCCAAGCACGCCGTTCAAATACAATCATTCCTAATCAACAACACTTCTCGTTGTGGTGGACACAAAATCAAAGTCATCTCTAGGCCATACATCAGGCAGGTCTTAGATGGCCTCGTACAAGCCTTAACCGTGGCGAGAGGGGATTACATCGCCATATGGGATGACGACAACCTGAGTGATCCTAGACGCCTTGCAGCTCAAATGGACAGGCAGCTTCTTGTGGGTCAGACGGGTGTTACAGTTTTAGCCAATGCCATGTACTATTACAGGGACACCAATGAATTATTTGTCGTTGATTTTTCGGACAATGATGCTTCTCTACCTGTGTCTCACCGTTGTTGCACACCTTCGGCAATTTATCCTCGAGACCTATTACCTCCGTTAGATGCATCCACGCGCAATTATCCTTCTGCCGACATGTTGAATTACTGCGCCAATAACTTCAATCACATCAAGGTCAATATCCTGCGCAGCCGTGAAAACTTGTTTCTTGCAGGGATTCATTTCGTTGGACACATAAAACCTTTTGAGTATTACAGGACACTGGCATCCAACGCACTGGGTACCAAAACGGCAACGTGGTTAAAACTCAATCAGGAAGAGATTGTAAAAGCACTTATACAATTTAAATGGGATCACCCTGAGATTGATGTTGAGGGTGTGGATGGATCTGGATTTAAATTCTCAGTGCCGGATTTCAATCAGTGGATCAATCACGTCGTAACGCCAATGCCGAAATTAGAAATGCCTGATGTTGTGCGGGAATCTGTTAACGACGCATAATTTATTTCAACCACGTCACGTACATTCGGTGTAACTCCGCGCCTAAGGTACAATCATTAAGTCTGTTGGATAGGTTTACCGCAGGCGTCGGTTGGTGATGTGGAATTCGCTTTATGCGTATTCACGGGCTGATCCATGGTGAGAAGACCGGGATCGAGGTGGTGAAGGGAACGCACGCCTTTTAGCGTCTCTTCGGCTTGTCTTGTACAAGCATCGGTACTTCGGGCAGTGGGGAACTCGAAGAGATCTATTCAACGGACTTTCTTGGAGGCACGACTGATGGCACCGTCAGCAACACAGGAAATGATCTCGCTGATTACAACCACGTCCAACAACGTATTGCATATCACAAAAGATCTGACTGACCTTAAATCATCTGTCGCTACCAACCAAGAAAGATTGGGAGAAGTCGTTACTCAGATCAAGCTTATTGATTCCAACATTAAGAACTACAACGACAACCAAAGCAAATTGTTCAAGATCATTCGCGACGGTAACGGGCAGCCATCCATCATGGACAGGCTCACCAAAGTAGAAGCTAGTTTGCAACACATCGAAGCAGACATTGATGACATGAAATCGTGCGTGGAAGATGTCAAGAAAGCCGTAGACAATTTTCAGACTGCCAAGACAGTCACTAAAGGTCAGATCGTAACTGCGGTGGCCAGCATGGTAGCCACACTCGTCATGTCTCTTTGGGCTGTTCTCGCTCAAATCATGAAGCCCTAAATCCACAGCAAAAACGCGTCATAATACATGTGAAAGCCATATGCTATCTAAGCCATTTCGGTTTAGAGGTGTGTGGCTTTAGAAGGAGTATCGTCATGATCCGTACAATCGCAGACTTTCTGAATAAAATTCAAAATGTGAATTTTGTCCCCGTCCGCCACGGCACCGGAACGGTGTTGGCATCCCGATACAGAGAGATATTGAGAATTAAATTCTCACGAGCGCAGTGTCAAGACATTAATAACAGATCGATGTTCAACACAAACTTACGCGACTCATATGGTCGCGTAATCCTAATTGACGCACTGACAAAGGAATTGTGGGTGAGGGCGTCTACGGACGCTCGAAGTTTAGGGCCCATAAAGGGCTACGTAAGCGATGTCTGGGTTCGGCCCACGATACTGAGCGCCGAAGAAATGAAGGAAGAAAACCAAAGGCTTGACATGCTCCAAAAGGAGGGCATTAAGATAACCTAATCCAAAACCCACGACACAGGCTAGTCCTGTGTTCGTGGGCTTTTTTTTAGCTATTGGCTAAACCTAAATTCACAGCAAAACTGCGTCATATAACATGAGGCGCGTAACGCTATCCAAACGCTGTTGTTTGGGTAATGTTACGCATGGAGGATTGCAATGCTTTGCAATCAAATCTTCTTGGGCCTGAAAGTGCAAAAGCACTTTCAGGCTAAGAACTTCAGCAAAGCAGCGATGTATTTCGCTGCTTTGCTACAGCGCGAGGGGCGCCCTACCGAGGGCGCGTCTGTGCAAATCCTTGTGAAACTTAAAGCCTTAGGCTTTAAGTTTCACATGTCCCCTTGCGGGGACGTCGCCGCTGTTACCCCTGACGGGGTAATTTACAGCGGAAAGGAAGTTCTGGCTGCATGGAATGCGGCTTAGAACTTTCTGAGGAACACTGGGGTTTAAACCCTCCAGTGTTCCTTTTTTTAGCTATCAGAGACTTTGCTTGACGCTCGGGGGGTCTCCCTTAGAATGGCTTCTCCACTCCAATTTTGTTCTGTGTCTACGAGGCTTGGTATGCAAACTTATTCACCTTACCGTGTACGTTCTGTTCAACCTGAGTTTCTTGAGAAGCTCGAACAACCCATTGCTGAATCAACTAAAGGTTGGACAGTTCGCAAGAGGGATGGCTCGATTGTTGCTTTTGACATTGAGAAGATCAAAGCTGCTCTTCTCAGGTGTTTCAACAACGTGGTATCTGAACAGAACGTGGCTATGCCTGATGTCGATCCTATTCTTGAGTATGTAGTTTTGGGGCTAATCACACGAAACGCAACGGGTCCTATCGATGTTGAAGAGATTCAAAGAACCATCATTGCCCAACTCTGGATCACAAGCCTCTCTGAGTTTGCAGAACACTACCAGAACTACAGAGAAGACAGGCGCAGAGCCAGACTCAATCGCCCAGTTCCAACGGCGTATGCTTCGGCGGTATCCGAGGACCGTACTCACTTTCAGACGGATCTACAGTATTACCAATTTATTGGCAAGTTCTCTCGCTGGAATGACACCGAGAAACGCCGCGAGACTTGGAAGGAAACTGTATTCAACCGTGTCATCCCTTGGTTCCAGAATCTTCCTAAGGTCAAGAACAAACTGACCCAAGATGAATGGGATATGCTTTCCAAATCTATGTATCAGCTAGAGGCATCACCTGCTATGCGTGTGGTGCAGATGGCTGGACCTGCACTCGAAAGATGTCATGTGGGTGTGTATAATTGTGCCTACGCGCCAATTACCGACCTGCGCTCATTCGCCGAGTTGCTATATGTACTTATGCAAGGTACAGGAATGGGGTTTTCTGTTGAGTACGATCAAATTTCTACGTTACCTCGTATCGCCAAGCAGACGGGTGAACTTCCCATTTCGGTTGTGGTTGAGGACAGCACAGAGGGATGGTGTGATGCTCTGTTCCACTGTCTTGAATTTCTGTTTCAGGGGCGTGACTTTATTCTCGACACGTCGGCTGTCAGGCCCAAAGGCACACGTCTCAAGACCAAAGGCGGACGTGCATCAGGACCAGAGCCATTCCATGAATTAATGACTTTCATCAGACGGATTGTATTGTCCCGTCAAACCCGTCATCTCAGTGACATAGACGTTCACGACATCTGCTGCATGATTGGCAACATTGTGCAGGTAGGTGGTGTACGACGCGCAGCTCTTATTTCATTGTCTGACTTGGGCAGCCATGAAATGCGTTCTGCTAAGTCGGGTCAGTGGTACATAGACAACAAGCATCGCAGCATGGCCAACAACTCAGCCGTGTACCATTCCAAACCTTCAACTGACGTGTTCATGGATGAGTGGCTGTCCCTCATTCGTAGTTACTCAGGCGAACGTGGTATTTGCAATCGCCAAGCCATGGATATGCAGGCACCCGAGCGTAGGCAGAAGGGACATGATTGGGGCTTTAACCCATGCGGTGAAATTCAACTTAGACCCTATGAGTTCTGCAACCTTTCTATTGCTGTAGCCAGACCTGACGACACTGAAACGACTCTCATGAAGAAAGTCCTTGTTGCGACTTACTTCGGTACCATGCAGGCCACGTGTACTCGTTTCAATTACATCAGAGACCAGTGGCGTAGGAACTGTGAGGAGGAAGCGCTTCTGGGTGTGGATATTACGGGACATGCTGATTGTCCTCTTCTACATCCATCACATCCCAACAGACCTGAGCTTCTCCGCAAACTCAAAGCAGTCGTTAACGAAACCAATGAAGCCCTTACTCGGCGCTTTGGTATTTCTCGTTCGGCGGCTGACACGTGCATCAAACCGGGAGGCGACAGCAGCGTGTTCTTTGATTGTGCTTCTGGTGTTAGTCCTCGTTACGCAGACAGGCAAATCAGGTGGGTAAGAGAATCAAAGCATTCACCTGTGGCCAAGTTCCTAATTGACCAAGGCGTTCCGTACCATGATTCTCCCGAAAGGCCTAATGACTTGTACGTGTTTGGTTTCCCCAAGACTGCTCCTGATGGTTGTCTCACACGTAACTCCATGACGGCCATTGAACAACTGGAAAACTGGCTCTGCTGGAAACGTAACTGGGCCGAGCATTCTGTATCCGCGACTATTTATGTGGAGCCCTATGAGTGGTTTCAAGTCGGCTCTTGGGTCTATGATCACTTCGATGAAATCACAGGCCTCAGTTTCCTTCCTAAAGATAATGGTGTGTACAAGCACGCACCCAATGAGGAATTAACGCCAGAACAGTACGCTATGTTCTCCAAGGATTTCCCTGTGGTGGATTGGTCCAAGTTGTGTCAGTACGAAGATGACGATCAAACGGAATCGGCGCAGAATTATGCATGTGTTGGTGGTGCCTGCGCGTTCTAGGTCTAAGAAAAAGTGGTATGTTTTTCTTACAGGTGGGGGTACAATTCCCCGCCTGTTTCTTTTTTGTGGAGGTGATATGTCTGGCGTGAAATATCAGTTGTTGAGTGTGGATGGTGTGGATGTTGAATTGACGTCTGACTATTCTTTGATGTGGGTTGATTACGAAGGTAAGTTGTCCACGCCTGTGCTTTACTACAAAGGCAGAAGAGTGGTTAAGAAATGGAACCTGTGGATGGAAGCTGACATGGCTGAAGATCCTAAGGGTGGCAACGCAAACACAAACTAAATCCAAGCTAGAAACGCGTCATATAACATGAGACGGCCATACGCTATCAAACCAATTTCTGGTTAGAGGTGACTTGGCTGTGTGAGGAGTACCACGATGAAGGATTTCATCTTGGGTTTGGCGCTCGCGCTTGCGGCAACTTTTCTGATTTACACCGCTAATGCTGCGGTGCAAATCAACGAATTGCAATATCGCGCCGCTCACTGGGAGAAGCGATATGAAGCTGAGGTTTCACTTACGTCAGCTTTAAGAGCTGACGTAACCAATGCCCTTGCAGACTTAAAGTCTGAGAGGGCATTGGTGAAACTCTGCGAGCAAGCGCTCGCAGAACTTGAGAAACCATCTCCGGGCTCAACCCGGAGATGCATGAACGAGCAAGGAGGGGCCTTTGATATAATCGAAGGCCCCAAGCTGTCGGTGCCGCTCGAAACCCGCGCGGCCATTGCCGCAAAAAAGGGTGTTCCCGAGGCTCCGATGCTTGGAGCTTGGGAACTGGTGGTAGGTCCAACTTGGATCTACCTTGACGGCAAGATCATGCCGTCAATAGACTTCGCCGTGCGCGAAGTCAAACCCCGCCGGTGGGTGTTTGTTATCAACGCGCCCAACGCCGATATGGCGTTGTCGCAAGATTTGGTGGCGGCCCTCGACAAGGCCCGCGCGCCTGAGTCAAAAGAAAGTGGCGTGATTTATATTACGCATACTGGGGAAGAAATTCCCCGTCGCCCCCGCAAAAAATAGTCTAAGACCACGACACAGGCTAGTCCTGTGTTCGTGGTCTTTTTTTTAGCTATTAGGTGAGCCTAAATCCAACCCAAAAACGCGTCATAATACATGTGAAAGCTATACGCTATCTAGGCCATTTCGGTTTAGAGGTGTGTGGATTCGGTTAGGAGTCGTGAGATGAAAGTGTACATCCTAGTTTCTGATCTTGCCACCAACGCATATCGGAATGCTGAATGGGGACCATATCCCCAGCAGTATGCATCGCGCGCAGCGGCCCAGAAGGCCGCTGCGCAGTATGGAAACTGGCAAGTGCGGGAAGTAAGTCTTCCCTACGAAGGCGCCGATGAGTGGAAATGGCTCATGGAGATCATGGGCCATTAAAAAAAGCCTACCTTTGCCTTAGGGCTTAGGTAGGCTTTTTTTTAGCTATTGACTCCTCATCTTATTACTTTTAAACTTCCTCCACGAGTAACCCAAACTCGTTATAAGTGTTTATTGTTTCTCACATGGAGGTCGCATGTCACAGGTTGAAGCGCCAAAGTCCAAAGTTTCTAAAACCAAATCCAAGCCTAAAGTTTCCAAGCCTTACTTCACGTGGAGAGTTGAATATTGGACAGATGGCCCTGCCCGCATTGGTTGTGATTATTTCAAATCTTTGGCTGACATGTTTGAGGTAATAGATCCCAAGCATTGCATTAACAGCAAGATTGACTTGGCATCTGTTCCTTGCAAAAGAATTGAAGTCACGATCATTGGGAACGCTGGCAAAAGGATCAACAATCAGATTTGCAGTGCCCACAACATAGTCATTGCCGCTGTAGGTGCCATCGCCAACAAGGTCCAACTCTTTTCTTTCTACGATGACCCAGTTACTGCCAAAGCTCTTGTACCCTTCTTGAAAGAAATGGAAAAGCACAAGCAGTCTTTCAAGAAGCTATTTAAGTTCAATCAGATGGTAACTCTTTCGTGAGGTATGGATGCTTGTACTCACCCGCAAGATTGGCCAGAGGATTATTCTCAGGCAGGACAATAAACCTGATATTGTCCTGATGCTGGTGAACATAGACGCACCCGACAGAACGGCAAGAATAGGCATAGCGGCTGATCCTTCCTTGAACATTATCAGGGAAGAGTTACTGCCCGAAATAGGGGAAGTCAGCTAGCCTAAATCCAACCCAGTAACGTGTCATAATACATGTAGACGACTACGCCATCAGACCACTTCGGTTTGGTGGCGTAGTTGTTATTGGGGGATTCGGCTATGAAGAATTTCATGTTTCAATTTGTAGCTGTATATATTACGGCAATTGGTGTTGTGCTAAAAGTTGCCGCTATAGTCGCGGCAATTGTATTGATGGCGAGTCTAGTCGAATTTTTATGGGTACCGCAAATTTTCGAAGGACCCGAATGGATACTATGGTACTGGGTAACAATCCCAGTTCCTGCAAGTATAGTTTTTGTAATTTATGTTATAGGAGGCGCCGCATACGCGGCGATGGGTGCACTAGACCGGGTTTGGCGTAACCAGCCAAACCAGTAAATAAAAAACCCACCCTTGCCTTCGGGCTTGGGTGGGCTTTTTTTTAGCTATCAACCAAACTTACTTCTTGCAGTTAGGACAGGTTTCAACTTCGCCCACAACCTTCTTGACGCTGACTGGACGATAGAGCAACTTCCTTTTCTTAGCGACAGGAGCATACTCTGTGGTCTTCTGTTCCACGATGACCTTGTTGGCCGACTTAAGTGTGACCTTCTCGGGAGCCTTAGCATCTTGGCCCTTTTCGCCACCAAAGGCAAAACCGGTTACGCATATGAAACTGAGAGCAACGTACTTCAACATAGCTAATCCTCAACAAGCTAAACAGAAACCAAATCACCTGCCTAGCGAAGAGGGATTGTGGTCTTGTTGGGAATGAATGTCAAGCCTAAATTGGAAGCAGAAACGCGTCATATTACATGTGGAAGACACACGCTATCTAAGCCATTTCGGGTTAGAGGTGTGTGGATTCAATAGGAGTCTTTGTTATGCGTGAACTTAGAGTTGAACTGTTTCATCGCGGCAATGTTTATGAGTCAATCCAAAGGCTGTTAAAGGCCTTTGGCTCGCTAACGTTGAACGAAACTCCAGAGTCGTGGGACGAATTGCACGATGCAATTGCCACGGCAATTGCACGCGATGCGGCGACAAACCCGTCCGGTTACGCCGGTTTCGTTGCCAAAAGATCTGTCTGGGAGTTGCTTATCGCAACTCCAGCAAATGTGTTGATCATGGTAGATGCAAATAAGATAAATTTTAGGTTTGGCCGAGACAGCGTTGAGCTGTCTCGCCAATTGATTGAGATCGCCCGAGAATGCGGCTGCCCTACGTGGGCAGACGGCGTGTCGGTTTAAGTTTAAACCCACCCTTGCCTTCGGGCTTGGGTGGGTTTTTTTTAGCTATCAGAGCATCTAAATCCAAAGCTTAAATGCGTCATATTACATGTACCGCATATTAGCTGTCTGAACGCTGTTGTTCAGATAGTGAATATGCTAGGAGGGTTTCTCACGATGACTGGTTACGTACTTTATGCTTTTGACGCGTCCAAAGATTTAATTGCTAAAATTCAAAAAAACATTGACTCGTATTGGACCCCGTGGGAGGGTCACAAAATTGGAATTAGATCAACGCGGGAAAAACTGCGAGATTGGCTGCTGATTGCGGAAAGCAGTCAACGGTGTAGTGTGTCGCCGGAGGAAGAATTATTGTGGTTCCAGTTGGAATGTCAATTGTTCGGTATGAAAAAGGATATTGAGTAAATTAACCCACCCTTGCCTTTGGGCTTGGGTGGGTTTTTTTTAGCTGTTGATGCCCTAACTCAAGCCTGCTATTAGGGTTAGCAACCTTTATAGCAGGCGTACATGGTCATGGAGGACCTATGTTGAGATATCTTCTACTCGCCACCTTTTGCGCCTTAACAGGATGTGGTGGCGCACGTCAGTTGTCGATTGAGACAACTGCGTTTTATGGCGGCAATGGTCCGCCTATTGTTCAAACCACTGTGCGTCAAACCATGCAGTGGTAGAATCAGGACACCTGAGGCTTCGGCCTTGGGTGTCTTTTTTTTAGCTATTGGAGCCCTCATGATCAGTCTTATTACGCCAGTCATGAATCGGTCAGACAGGATTGTGCGGTGTGTGAGTTCGTGGATAGAGCAGCCTTTGATTACTGAAGTGATTATTGTCGATTGGTCTAGTACTGTGCCTGTGTATACTGATCCTTCGTTAAGGTCTGTTACAGGTCATCCTAAAACCAAAGTCATACGAGTTGATGGCGAAACTTCGTTCATAGCCCAAGCCTTTGCACAGAATGTTGGTTTGCGTTTTGCCAGCCAACCGTGCATTTGCAAAGTAGACATTGATCACGTATTGGTCGATCCTGAGTTTGTAAAAACATTAGCACAATCTCACGGCACTAATACATTTCACTGTGGTACTTCACGTGGCAAGGTAGAGTACTGGGGATTTGTGTTCTTCGAGAAAAAGCATGGGCTTAAAGTTGGCGGATACAACGAAGCTGCGCGCGGGTGGGGTTATGACGACACAGACTTTTATAAGAGGTTGCGCAAATCAGGCGTGCGCAAAGTTGTCGTGCAGAACATTGATGAGGTGCTTTACCACATACCTCACGACACGGATTTGCGCATAGCCAACTACATAGAAAAAGACAAAGATGCGTCTAACGTGGCTAATCAACAATTAGCATTGTCTGGACAATTAGCGCCTATGTCCAAGTACACGATCAAATCAGCTACAACAAAGTACGTAAACTTGCTTAGAGTGCGGCGATAATGTTCTTTCGTGGTGAGGTGTTATACTGAACTCTTGATGTGAATACTTTAGCGAGGAACGACCATGACGACGGCATTCGACCTTGGCTGTTTTGCGGCAGATGCGCTTATCAAAGAATCAGCATCTTTTCTTACGCCTGAAAACATCACAAGTGGTCTAGGTTCCATTGCCGGGCATGGTGTTCTTGGCGCAGGTGTTGGTGGCATGCTTGGTGGCATACTTCCGGGGCACGATGTAGATGAAGATGATGCCGGTAACCTGACAGCTAAGAAGCGTAGTCGTCTTGCCGGCATGTTACGTGGTGCAGGGATTGGCGCGCTTTCTGGTTCAGCCATCGGTACTGGGCGCATTGGCTTACACGAACTTGGAAACGCGCTGACAAAAGAAAGCAAAGAAAACAAAAAACCTTATGGTACGCCTCAGCTCGGCACTCAGCAATTCTTACCTATAGATGCGCGGCGTGAGTTTACTCCTGAAGAGCAAGAACGCGTTGATGAAGGTCAAAATCGCTGGTTGCCTCGTATCTTTACTAGCTATGCGACTGATCCTGCCGAAACAATGGCAAGTCCCACAAAACAAGGATTGCTGACGGCACTGCTTGGCGCAGGCGTTGGTGGTCTTGCTGGCGCGCATTTAGGCGGCATGGCGGGTGGCGGTAACAATCGTTTGGAAGGTGCGGGTGTTGGTGGTTTGATTGGTGCAGGGCTTGGTGGCTTGGTGGGCGGCGTTGGTGGTATGTGGAATCGTCAAGCAGAAAATGATTCAATCGAGGAATTGATGCGACGATTACCACCGGGAGCTCGCATGCGTGACATCATGAGTGACCCGGTGTTTCAACGAGATTCTGATAGGTCTCAAAACGCAGCGCAGTCGGCAGCTATGATTGCGGCGATGCGAACAATGCGCTAATTCACAATAAACACTTATAGGAACTTATAGGAACCAACCATGACGACGGCATTCGATCTTGGCTGTTTTGCGGCAGATGCACTTATTGAAAAGTCAGCTGGGCTAGGTATGGATATTGCACACGTAGCCGTTCCAGCTGCTTTAGGCGCAGGTTTCAGTGGTATGGTTGGTGGGTTGTTGCCGCCGGGACATGTCGCTGAAAAAGATTCCGACGGTAAACTCATTGTGAAACCCGGCAGTCGTTTTAAGAACATGTTGCGTGGTGCCGGATATGGAGCTATTGCGGGTGGAGGGATTGGCGGAATAAGTTTAGGCACAAACAAACTTCTTGAAATGGCACGCGCTATGGTACAAGATGCGGCACTTAAAAAGGTTGTTAATGACGCCCCCACCACAGTTGCACGTCCGGGGCAAACTATTCACTTTCAAAGAGACGCAAACGGTGAAGTAAAAACTTGGAATACTGACAATTAACATAAGCACTTATAGGAACCAACCATGATTCCACAGACTTGGAATGACGTTATTCCCGCAATCAACGCATGGCTGGAACCTTGTGCAGAGGCGGCCATGCGTATTCGTGTTCCTGCGTTGTCAGTTCCTACTCAAGGACATGTTGGGTTTTACTATTCCCCTTTAAGTGAAAAGTACGCTGTGTATGGCCACGAAGGCGTTACAGATGATGACCTTGAAAGAACAATCAAGTTTGCGTCTGATTTTGGTCCCACGCGTAAAGTGCCTCTGACTCTAGACGACATTGATCAGTATCCTTGGGTTAAGGTTGCATATAGTCAAACCATTCAAACTATTCTTGAAAACCTTAACTTCATTCCGGGCAAATATTTGGGCATGATCCCAAACCATCCTAATCCTCTTGCGGCTATGTTGACGACGGGTTTAGCCGGAGCAGGTTTGGGTTATGGCGTAGGTCGTGTTGCCAAAGCCGTAGCTCCTGAAGGTTACGCCGAGAATCTTCCCACAAGCTTAGCTCTGCTTGGTGGATTAGGCGGCGCAGGTACCGCAGGATTGATTAGAGGTTATCCCAGTGTTGCGGAAGGCAAACCTATAACAAGCAATTGGCCTTGGAGCGACATTGGAGAAGAGCCCGGTACAGAAGCACCGACGCCTAGTTACGGTGGATTTGAGGGTACTCCACAACTAGATGCTGCGCTTGACGCTCGCGCTCCGTTTATAAAAAACTCGCCGGGGCCTAAAATGCAATTTCCTAATCCTTTTAAATTCATGACTAAAAAACATTCAGATGCTTATTACGTTAAGCATGCGCAGTTCGAGACATTTGCTCCTGCTGTACCTATGCCAAGAGCTCCCACGCCTTTCGATGTACATGTAAATGCATTAGGTCAAACACTGTGGCAGAACGGAGCAAGTCCTCAGTTAACAGCAGGCACCATGGCCACGATGTATGCTGCGTCTCAAATGCCATCAGAAAGACCTATGCCCGGATATGTTACCGCGGATCAACTGGGAAGCTTGGCCATGAACGCGGCGGGTAATTACGGTACAGGGTTTTTGGCGGGATATGCGATTAACAAGGTAATAGGCACACCATATTCAGCACCGCAATTCGGAATGGGTAATGCAGCTCTAGGTGTGTTAGGTGCCGTAATTCCTAAAATCTTCGGGCAGTAAGGAGCCAACGATGCTTACTGCAAGTGAACTAGGAATGTTGTGTGCTAAGCATAGAATCAAAAGCGCTTCGGATTTAACGGAAGGTGTGCGGTCTTGGTTTACACCTAAGCCATTTACACCGCCGGAGATGAATGTAACAAAAGACCAAAAGCCCCAAGCTCAACCAAATCCTTACGCTAAAGCATCAGAACAACCGTTTGGTGCAACTAAGGGTTTGCCTAAGGCTAATCCAAAACAATTCATAACCCCATTTGCAAGTGGCTCGGCTAAAGCTCAAGAAGCTGCACAAGCAGCCGCAAGACCGCAGTATGATTATTTTCGACCACCAACGGGTCACGTTAAAACGCAAATTAAACCTTACGAGTACTTTAAACCTTTGTATGACAAGTATCCCGGAGGTTACGCCAAAGCAATTGCTGACGCGCAGCGTTGGCAAGAAGACGCACAATTAGAAGGATTGCAAACTTGGAAACCTGAAGATTTACAACAACCTGTTGACGTGCGTGGTGGTAATCGTGTTGGGCCGTGGGAATCACGTCAAACTGCGCCTAAACCGGTTCAACGCGGTTTTACATCTCCGACGGATCCAATGCGTGCCGGGGCATACGCTTCGGCAAATCGCAATTTTAATTATCCTCGGGGGCAGGGTGCCCTAATGCTGAATCCGTCAGAAGTCAATGTGCCGGCGTCAAGTCCTTGGCTTCGCAACGCATTTGGGCACGAACTCACACACGAAATGCATCGTCGTAATAATTACTTAGATGGCAATCTTTTTAAAGGATATGAAAGTAAATTTCCTGAGTATTTAAGCCGCCGCGGCAGTGCTGGCGTTGGAGGGATCGGCGATCCGCAATCTACGCTAGATTACAAAGGGGATCCATCTGAATTTGGTGCATATTTAAGTGAATTACGACGAGATTGGATTGCAAACAATCCCGGTAAAGCATTAGATAATATTCCTGCGGCTGAAGCACTATTGCAACATTATAATCCGTACAAAAAAGTTGAAGCGCCTCGCCGTTTTAACATTACAATTCCAGACAACGACATTACCCATGACTCTGCATATCCACGCAGTAACATAAATCACGGTGATTTATATAAAACGCTGTCACCTAGGGAGCGCAAACGTCAGCAGAAGGCTGATCAATTCTTTTACGAACAAGATCAAAAGTCTTTTCAAGATCGCAAAGCATCTGGTGTGCCGGACGGCTATAAAGAATTAAAATTGTGGCAACCCAGCAGTAATAGTAAACCCGTACCAGACATAAATGGTTTTCAAGAACTTCTTCCTACCATCATGTCTAACCCTGAACTTAAAAGAAAAGCCATTCTTCAAATCTTGTCTTCAGTAGTACAAAACAAACAAAGACAGGCACCCGGAACAAACGTATAAGCACTTATGGAGTTACGCATGACTACGGCATATGAACTTGGGAGATTAACAGCTAGGGTAAAGATGGCTGCGGATCCCGCGTCTCGTAAACCCGACACGGGAATGCCGTCAGTACCGGGATCGTCGGCACCTAAACCTCCAGTGGCTCCTGCTGCGCCACCTCCAAAACTACCTGCGTCTCCTGCCGTGCCGCCACCTCCAAAGCTGCCTACGCCTCCTGCTGCGCCACCAGCCCAATTAGAATATAGTCAATCAGACGCCAATTATTTCAATCCTCCAAAACAAAACGAACGCATTGCCGTTACGCCATATAATTACATGAAACCTTTGTACGAAAAAAGGTATCCCGGAGGATATCAGGGAGCAATTGACGATTCTCAACGTTGGCAAGAACACGCACAATTAGAAGGATTACCTAGGTGGGACCCTAAAAAGTTACCTAGATCAGTGTTTATAGCTACGGGCACAGAAGTTCCTATAGCTGAAAAAGCGTTTAATATCACGAACGGATTTTCAAACAACCGTAACTCCGGTGCATATCAAGAAGGTAATCTTATGTTTACAAATCCAAGAATTATACCAAAAGATTATCCTGCGTGGTGGAAAGAAATGATTCCGCACGAGTTAACACACTTTATGCAAACTGAAAGTAGAGACGCAAAACCAATTTTCAAAGGACATGAAGCTAAATTTCCTCCGGAGTTCAGCAGGCGTGGTAGTGCTGGCGTAGGCATGCGATCTAAGCTGGATTATCTGGGAGAACCAACTGAATTTAGTGCGCATTTAAGTGACTTTAAGCGAGACTGGGTTGAAACCAATCCCGGCAGAAGAATAAGTACTGTGCCTGAAGCTGAAGCATTGTTGCAACATTATAATCCTGCCAACAAAAACTTACCTGCTGAGCAAAAGCCTAAGGCAAATAAGTATTTTCAAGAATTGCTCCCTACCATCATGTCCGACCCTGAACTTAAAAGGAAAGCGATTATTGCAATCTTGTCTTCAGTAGTACAGAACAGACAAAGACAGGCACCCGGAACAAATGTATAAGCACTTATGGAGTTAACCATGCTTACTGCAAGTGAATTAGGAATGCTGTGTGCTAGGCATAAGGTTAAAAGCGCTTCGTGGTTGACAGAAGGTGTGAGGTCTTGGTTTACACCTAAGCCACCAGATATGAATTTAACAAAAGACCAAAAACCTCAAGCTCAACCAAATCCTTACGCTAAAGCATCAGAACAACCGTTTGGTGCAACTAAGGGTTTGCCTAAGGGTTTGCCTAAAGCTAATCCAAAACAACCCGTAACCCCATTTGCAAGTGGCTCGGCTAAAGCTCAAGAAGCTGCACAAGCGGCCGCAAAACCGCAGTATGATTATTTCCGACCACCGACAGGTGATTTTAAAACGGAAATCAAACCTTACGAGTATTTTAAAGATTTGTACAAAGACTACCCCGGAGGATATCAGGGGGCAATTGATCATTCTCAACGTTGGCAAAATGACGCGCAATTAGAAGGATTGCATACGTGGAAACCTGAAGATTTACACAACCCGGTTGACGTGCGCGGTGGCAGTTTTGTTGGACCGTGGGAAAACAGTCAAACGCCATTTATTGCAACTGGAAGGCACGGCGGTTTTACTGATAAAAATAATCCGGCAAATGCAAGTGCGTATCAACAGATTAATCTGTCCGGCAATGGATGGAACCGAAATCCCAATGCAATAATGCTAAACCCGGAAAAGCCTTATGTTGATCAGCCGGCGTCAGACCCTTGGCTTCGCAGTACGGTGGGGCACGAATTAACGCACGCAATGCACCGTAATGCCAGTAACTTGTTGCGGCGTATAGGTCAAAATTTCGCAATGGCCGACGTGCTTGGATTGCCAAACGTTTTCAAAGGACATGAAAGTAAATTTCCTGAGCAATTACGCAAAGATGAAGAATTTGGTGTAAAGTATTACGGAAGGCCAACTGAATTTAATGCGCATTTAAGTGAATTACGCCGACACTGGATTCAAAACAATCCCGGTAAAACATTAAATGATATCCCTACCGCCGAAGCACTGTTGCAACATTATAATCCTGCCAGAAAAATTAAAGCGCCTAATATAATTACAACACCAATATTAATTCCAGACAACGGCATTACCCACGACTCTGCATATCCACGCAGTCGCAAAACTGAAGGTGACGTCTTCAAAACACTGCCACCTCAGACGCGTGCTTGGGCTTTGCGATCTTTGCAACGCGAATACGAACAAGATCAAAAGTCTTTTCAAGATCGCAAAGCATCTGGTGTGCCGGACGGTTATACAGAATTAAAATTGTGGCAACCCGGCGGTAAACCCGTACCAATGCCAAACCCCAGATTTCAAAATTTTCTCCCTACCATCATGTCCGACCCTGAACTTAAAAGGAAAGCGATTACTGCAATCTTGTCTTCAGTAGTGCAGAACAGACAAAGACAGGCACCCGGAACAAACGTATAAGCACTTATGGAGTGATTCACAATGACTGCATATGAACTTGGTTTAGTTTCCGCACAGCACACAGCTAACTTGATCAAAGCTGCTGAAGGTGCATGGACACGTGCTGAAGGTAAAAGCGAGTCAGGTGGCTTAAACGCCAAAGGACGTGCTAGCCTCAAAGCACAGGGTCAAGACATTAAACCTCCTGTGACGGAAGACAAACCCACAGGAGAGCGCGCAGGACGTAAGGCAAGCTTCTGTGCACGAATGGGTGGCATGAAGAGTAAGCTGACAAGTAGTGAAACGGCCAATGATCCTGACAGCCGTATTAACAAGGCTTTGCGTAAATGGAATTGTTGATGCGAGGAGTTAGTGATGATTACTGCACACGAACTCGGTCAACTTGCGGCTAAGTATGCAGAAGATTACACGTTGGTCCATTACGCCCGTGACAAACGTGATCAACTTAAACCATTGTCATATGACGAATTGACTGCACACCGCACAAAAGGCAGGTGGGCAAGCGATCCTGACAAGGTAAAAGCTTACGTAGACAAAAGACGTTGGTTTGAAAAAGAATTGCACAAGCGTCTGGCCGCGCGTAACGTCCCTTCAGATCCCAACAATTCATTCTTGTATGCGACACTTGCGGATCATGAAATGTTTGGGGCACCCGGTACTGGAGATTACCGGCACGAAGCTCCATTGGCGCCGAATATCGTAAACAGTTCGTTTTTTGATGTAGTAGGCGCAGGCAAATCACGCACTACTTTTGGTGAAAAAGGTTTGAAACAAGCGTTAAAACGTTGGCGTGCGGCGAAAGACGCTGGTACGTTGCAGACAGAGAAATACATGGGGATGGACATTTACCCAAGAATTGAAATAATGACTCCGACTACAATCACCCCGAGCAACGTTGTGTCCTACTGAGGTAATCATGCTTTTTACTAATCTCGATCATGGTCTTGCGCAATACAGGCATCTCAGGGTGTGGGCGGAACGTGGTCTTATTCGCATAGAAGATTCCCGCGACAACAGCTACCAAATCCTTTCTGTCAGAGAAGCCTTGGCCAGAATGAACGCCATGAGTGAGATGGTCAAGAATGGCCTCAAGCATCTCAGGGACAATCCCGGCGACAACTCTTATATGGCCATGGACAACATCGAAGACTTACAAAGATTCATCGACAAAATGGAAGACCTTGTTCAGCAAGCGCGCGAACAAGGCTCACCTGATGATGCTTCGGCTCGTCGGGATTTAGTGCGTCGTCGTCCCGTCACCGTTGTTGTTCCCGGGAAAAACAGCGTCATGTGATTTAGGAGATACTCGTGGCCCAACCACTAGCACGCAGCAAGAAAACCATCCTTGCTGTTGGTGATCTGCACTGTCCTTTCATGCATAAGGACGCCCTTGCATTTCTCAGGGCCATTAAGAACAAATACTCCTTTGACGAGATTGTGTTTCTGGGTGACGAGATAGATGGTCATGCTTTGTCTCAGTACAAGCATGACCCCGATGGCTTTTCTGCCGGCCACGAACTCGACAAAGCCGTAGAGCAACTGTACGACGTGTATGAATTGTTTCCCACAGCCAAGATCTGCACATCCAATCACACCATGAGGCCATTCAGGAAGGCTTTGGACTCAGGGTTGCCTCAGAGGGTGCTTAAGGAGTTGCATGACATCCTAGAGGCTCCTGTGGGCTGGAAGTGGGCGGAAGAGTGGATCATAGACGGCATTGTGTTTGAGCACGGAGAAGGGTTTACGGGTCCTTTGGGTGCTAGTAGGTGTGCCATAGCCAACATGAGACCTACGGTGATTGGACACATTCACAGTCACGCGGGTATTATGTACGCAGCGAATAAGTCTTCTTTGTGGTGGGGATTCAATGTTGGGTGTCTGGTGGATAATTCGGCGTACGCATTTAAGTATGGACGCACGATGAAGTACAAGCCTATTTTGGGTGCGGGAATTATTCAGGAAGGCGTGCCGAGGTTTGTTCCCATGGTGTTGAATTCTCTGGGTCGCTGGGTAGGAGCACTTTGATGATTCATATGCACTTTTAGGAGAATGATCATGATCTCATTACCTGACGAACGACAAAAGGGGGATCATGATTGTGGTGAGGCCGCGGTAGCTTGTGTTCTCAAGTACTTCAATGTTCCGACAACTAAAAAAAAGTTTGCCACACCCCAAGACGGAGCCGACCCCAGACAATTGGAGGCGGCTCTTAGGCTTTCGGGGCTCAATGTCTTGGCTGGTGAGATGTCTGTGTCAGATCTTAAGCACTTCTGTAATACCAATAGGCCTGTCATTTGTTTGGTGTGTTGGGAGCCTGAATCTGTATCTCACTATGTTGTGGTCAAAGGTGTTAAGCACAATAAAGTCTTTGTGCATGATGTTCAGATAGGACATGCACACGCAACTTTGATAAAATGGAACAGAATGTGGAAGACAACAGGGCGTCTTAACGAAGTGTTTAGGTGCTGGGGCATAGCAGCTTGGCCAACAGTATAAGTGCTTATGGAGTTAATCATGCTTACTGCTGCTGAACTTGGAATGTTGTGTGCTACAGAAAAAAGAGCAAACAGTTTTTTAAATCTTATGGGAAATTACTTAAGTAGTCCCATGTTTCTTGCGCCTGCCGGGGGTTCAGTCCTTGGTGGTCTTGCGGGCGGAGGTATATCCACGGCATTGACAGGACAACCGCATGTGGGAGCAATCCTTGGTGGTGGTCTTGGTGGACATTTATTAGGCACGGGTTATGCGTTGTCAAATGCTCGATCAAGCGGCCGCAAACAACTTGATGCGTTGCGATCTAAACGCAAAAAAGAATTGTCTGAAGAGGACATTCGTAACATGCAGGCTTTGGCTGCTATGGAAAATGAACTTAGCCAGTCAGAAGCAAAAACAAAGAAAGCCGAAGACAGTGTTAACGCGCAGATGAACCGCAAACAAACCAAATTGCTTACATCTTTAGTTAAACCTAAACCACCTAAGAAAAAATCTACTGGCATGCCTTTGGTATAAACACTTATAGGTTTCAATTTGACAGGTCTAGTCTT